GCGCGAGATTTGCGCGGGCTTCGGCGTGCCGCTGTCGGTCGCGGGCGCCTGGGATGATGCCAATTATCAGAGCGCCCCCGAGCAGCGCATCAGCCTGTACGAGGAGACGATCATTCCGCAGGCCGAGCAGCTGGCCGAAGATCTGACCCGTGAGCTGCTGCCCTTCTTTGATCGCCGGTCCGGTCTGCGGGTCTGGTTTGACGCCAAGAATCTGCTGGCCCTCGCCGAAGACAAACAGGCCAAAGCCGCTGCGCTCAACAGCCAGCTGGTCAGCGGTGGACTGACAGTGAACGAGTACCGCGAGGCGCTCGATATGGAGGCCATTCCCAGCGGCAATGTCTTCTACATTCCGGCCGGGGTGATTGTGACCCCGGCCGACAAACTCGGCGCCATGCCGCCGCCGCCGCTGCCTGGCGGCTCACCCTTTGGCCTGAGCGCGCCGACGGTCAGCCCTGAAACGCCGCCCGCGCTGCCTGCGCCTGTCCCGTCCGACCCACCCCCCGAGCCGCAGAAAGACGCGCAGAGTCTGGCGGTGATCCTCTCGCTGAGTGACAACGTTGATCTGCTGCAGCTGCAGAACACGCTGAAGACCAAGTTTGGCGCGATCCCGATTGAGTGGAGCGCGCCCGACACCTTCCATCTCACGCTGGTCTCGGCCCCCGCAGTGGATGACGCGGCGGCGGAGCAGCTGGCGCAGTTCGTCGCAGACATACTGACACCCGAGTTCAACGTGAATATCGGATCGCTGGCCAGCTTTGACAAAGTGGGCGAACATGCGCTGCACTTCCGCATCCGTCGGGACGCCACCCTCGAAGAGTACCAGGAGGATATTTACCTGGCCTGCCAGCAGCTGGGCATCCAGACTGTGCAGCACAGCGCCCCCCAGAACTGGAAACCACACGTCACCGTCGGCTACGCCAAACAGCGCATCCCGCCTGTGACCTTTCAGAGCCGCCTGCGCGTGTCTCCGTCTGAGGTGCAGGTGACTGTCAAGCGCAATGGCCAGTATGAGGTGATTGGCCGCGCGTCCTGCGGGCAGCCCGCCACCATCCAGGCCGCCGCCGAAGAGCCCGCGCCGATGAAAGCTGATCTGCCGTCCGGCGACCCGCTGCTCGATGAGCTGGCCGCCTATGAGAAATTCACGCTCAATCGCTGGGGCAAGCCCAAACGCGCGTTTGAATTTCATGTCATCGAGGGCACGCTGCAGGGCGATCTGGTGGCCCAGGTCAATGCCTGCGCGGAAAAGGGCCAGGTCCGGCAGCTCTTCGAGGGGCTGCGCGAGCGCCTCAAAAAGACGGTCGCGGATGACCCGGATGTCGTGACACTGGACCAGGCGAAGGAGTGGTGGGGCGATTACGACCGCCTCATGAAGACCCTCGGCACGGACTGGCTGCGCGATTACATGCGCGAGGTCTGGCGTCGGCTCGAAAGCCGCCTCAGCCGTGACATTGGCGTGTCTGACGTGGAAGCCCTTCTCACCGACTTCCATCCGGATCTGGTCCAGCAGTGGACGGGCACGCCAGAGGAACCCGGCGTGATTGCCAAGCTCTTCATGGCAGGCATGGGCGCGGGCCAGCAGGCGCTTGTCCGCAAGCGCACCAACCTCAATCCGCAGAAGGCGGCTGAATTAAACATCGACTGGGAGCTTGTGCCGACGGATGCGATTGGCGCGGTCGAAACGTATGTCGGCAAGCTGATCCGCGGCATCGATGCCACAACCCTCGCCGACGTGCAGCGCATCATCGCCGAGTGGCTTGAGAGCGGCGCGCCGCTGTCTGAGTTAACCCGCCTCCTGGAGCCGGTCTTTAACGATCCGGATCGGGCGGCCCTGATTGCCCAGACCGAAAGCAACCGCGCCTACAACGAAGGCGCGATCCAGCGCTGGACGGATGCCGGGGTGACCAGGATGAAGTTCCGCACCGTGCAGGACACGCATGTCTGTCCGACCTGCAAGCCGCTGGCCGGGAAGATTGGCACGCTCGAAGGGGGTTGGGATGGCATCACGATTCCCGTGCATCCCGGCTGCCGCTGTTATGGCACGCCTGTGCTGTAAGGATAACCAATGGCCACCCCAACGATTGACACGTCCCAACTTGTAAAGCTGGCGACCGTCTTCAGCGTGGACACACGCAAAAAGATCCTGGCCGCTGCGGGCAAGCGCATGGGGGTTGCGGCGGAAAGCGTCGTGCCTCAGTATCCGAAGCCGTCCGGCAAGTCGCTCCCTAAGATCTATCTGCGGACAAGCGCCAAAGATGGATCATTGTTTTACAGTGCCTTTGAATCGCAGGCGCAACAAGGCAAGGTGTTCGCGCTTCTCAAAGCAGGCAATATCCCCTATAGGCGCACCGGCACGCTGGGCCGCTCGATCACCAGCGCCATCAGCAACCTGACCGGGTCCTCTGTCACCGTCAAGATCGGCACGACGATTGCCTATGCCGAGCGCGTGATCGGTGATGACAGCCAGCAGTCGGCCTATCACAAGGGCCACTGGTGGCAGCTGCACGCGATCATGGCCGACAACACAGCGACCATCGAGCAGGAAGGGCAGCAGGCCCTGGCGGATGGCATTGAGAAAGAATTAGGCTCCCGATGACAACGTCACACACCCCACCACAGACGGGCGAACAGCCCGTTTTTGACTCACGCCTGGCCGAGACGGTGTACTACGTCGGCGGCGCGCTGAAGGCGGCAGGCGATGGCCGCGTGGGCGGCTACCTGGTCGTCTTTGGCAATCCCGAGCAGCGCGACAGCTACGGTGAATACTTCACGTCGCGCTGCGACTTCGGCCTGGAACAGTACAAGAATCAGCCTGTGCTCGTGCATCACGGCCAGAATGACCAGAAGGTCTGTTCCGTCGGCATCATCGACACGCTGCGCATGGATGCTCATGGCGTGTACGCGGAAGCGCAGCTCGATATCAACCATGAAGACCCGGCCATTCGCCGCTATGCGCGCATGGCCTACGACCAGGTCGTCAGCGGCAAGCTGTTCTGGTCCTCCGGCAGCGCCGGGCACCTCGTCCGCAGCACCGACGATGGCGAGATCACCCAATGGTGGATTGTGGAGGGCAGTCTCACGCCCAAACCCGCCGAACAATCAGGCCGGACGCAGGTCTCGATCCTGCGCGCCGCGATGAAAAGTCTGATTGAAGAAACCCCCAACCCTGAAGATTCCGCTGACACGTTACGGCTAGTAGAGCCTACTCCGGCTAAAGAGCCACCCCGTGATCGCGTATCGAGCACTCCCGTAAGACTTCCATCACGAGGTACACACACCATGAGCACAGCAGTAAAAATGGGCAGCGCGCAGATTCTCGCGGCGCTGGACAATGTTGGGTCGCTCGATGACGCCGCCAAATTGGCCGTCATGCGCGAACTCGCCGCCCTCGAACAGGGCGAACCGATGCCGGAGGAAGACCCCCCGGCCACTCTCGCCGATGATCCCCCGGTCGATCCCAATCTGCCGCCCCAGGACCCGCCCATCGCGGCTGGTCGCAGCGCGGGCAGTGACCCCAAAGCCATCGCCCTCGCCGTCTTCCAGCACATGCGGACCGCGCCGGCGGCGCCGCTCCCAGGCGGCGGTGGACAGAATCCTTCCACTCCGTCGCCGCGCCCGCCTGTGGTGCAGGTGCGCTCGAAGTATGCGGACATGTCCCCAGAAGACATGGCGTTCCTGAGTGACCGCCGTCGTTTGCTTGGTATGCGCTCGGGCTACCCGTATGCGCCGGACCCGGCCTTTATCCGTGAAATCGCGGACAAGACCCGGCGCGGCCTCCAGGCGGGGACGATCAAGTCGCTCGACACCGAGACCGCCAATCGCATTCTGGCGATCAAGGACAATGAACTCGACAACACGCAGACCTCCAACCAGGCGTCTGACTGGGTGCCCACCCTGTGGACCTCGGATCTGTGGCGTCGCGTCCGTCTGGACAACAACGTGGCCTCCTCGATCCGCACGATTGAGATGCCCGCCCAGGTGTACGAGCTGCCGGTTGAGTCGACCGACCCGACTGTCAGCAAGGTGCCGGAGACCATGAGTGAATCGCAGCTCTCGCTGGGCTCTGGCAACCCGATCCCTGACAGCGTTCTGGCTTCGGCCAAGAAAACGCTGACGGCGGTCAAGCTGGGTCTGCGCGTGGGTTTCTCGACCGAAATGGAAGAGGACAGCATCATCCCCTGGATTCCGCAGCTGCGCGAGCAGTCGATGCGCGCCATGCTGAATGCGGTGGACAATGTCATCCTCAACGGGGACACCACGACCACAGCCTCGACCAACATCAACGACATCGCGGGCACCCCGGCGGCGACGGACAAGTTCCTCGTCTTCAATGGGATGCGCAAGCTGGCGCTGGTGACGAATACCGCTGTCGCGGCCAATGCCGGGGGCGCCTCGCCGACCCTGCAAATGATCCGTCAGGCCCGCTTCAAGATGATCAGCGCCGGCAACAAGTACGCGCTGTATCCGATGAACCTGGTCATGTTCTGTGACCCGTACACCTACGGCAAGGTGCTCAACATCGACGAGCTGAACGTGTGGATGAACAATGGCCGCGATGCCACTGTCAACACCGGGCAGGTGCCCAAGATCGACGGCGTGGAACTCTACCCGTCGGAAGAGCTGGTGCTCGCCAACACCGCTGGCAAGATTGATCTGGACACGGCAGCCAACAACACGACCGGCACGATCATCATCGCCGCGCGGCTCGGGTGGACCCTCGGCTACCGCCGACAGATCAACACGTCTGTCGATTTCCTGCCGTACTACGACAGCTACCAGATGACGGCCACCGTGCGTCTGGCCCTGATCAACCAGGACACCGTCAGCGCCGCCGTCATCTACAACATCGGCGTCTAATCCCTCGCCATCTGCAGCGCAATTGTCACCTACAGGAGGGGGACACGATGACCGCTCAAACGCAACTCGGCAGCACGTACAACGTGCAGAAATACACGTTTCAAGCCACCAATGTGGCGGACGCCAGCGGCACGCTCATCGCGGGCCAGACGGGCGCGGTGGATTACACGATGCCCTATGCGGGCTCGGTGATTGCCGTGACCTTTCGCGGCTCCGGCACAGTGGGCGGCACGCTGACCACTGGCACACTCGTGCCGCTGGTGATGATCAACGGCGTCGCGGCGTCGCCATTCCCGACGGCAAACGTCGGGGTCATGGTCAGCCAGCGCGGCGGCTACTTCGCTCAGGACGGCGGCAAGTCCGGCTACATCTTCCCGGCTGGATCAACGATTGGCCTGGTGTACAGCAAAACAGGCACGATCGAACCGACCACGCTGGATCTCACGGGTGAGGTCTGGGTTCTCCACGAGGACGTCCACTACTAAGCCCTATGCGCACGTGATCAGAGGGCGGCCTGCGGGTCGCCCTCTCTCAAGGAGGTTCTATGCCCACGCCAAAGTACAACCAGATCTACGGCACCATCCTGGCCGCTGGCACGCTGTCGAGCGAGTTTGCGCTCCAGGGCTATTCTGTCTCCGGCGTTCTGGCTTTATCGAACAGCGTCAATGGCACGCTGGGCTTTATGGTCAGCAACAAGGGTGATGCCCAGGGCGGCGTGTATCGCCCGGTGTATGGCGCGAATGGCGCAGCGGTGGCGATCACGATCAACAGCGGCCAGGGCGCGGTCGACACCGATGCGCTCAAGACCATACGCGGCTATCAGTATGTCCGCGTGAGCAGCACGGCGCAGACGAACGGCCTGTCGCTGATGCTGGTATTGGAATCGGAATAGATCGATTGACCTCATTCCCGCTTATAATAAGGTCATCTGTTCTAGAGAGGGGATGACGCCGATGTTCCGATTTCTTCGATATTTATTTGAGCCCCCGCAATCGCTCACGCAGATCAAAGCTGAAAAATTTTTCTCACGTGAGGCGCTGGGAATCGCTCCCTATCCCGAAGACCCGCACGTGACCGCGATCCTGTCCGGGATCCGGAAAGAATTGAAAGCTCTGCCGTTCGATCACAAGCGCACAGCGGTCACGATCGAACTGTCAGCCTCTGCCAACGAGGCGATTATCAATCTCGAAAGGGCGCGAGCCTTACACGGGCAGCGTCCCGATCCCGAGTGGGCGATCTCTTGTGAGTATAGCCTGTATGGGTATCGGGTAGAGGTGCTCTCTGACGACCTGATGAATGGCAAAGACGCGCGTGTGGTCTATATACCCCAATAAAATGACCCCTCCTAAAGAGCCTCACGGCTAAAGGAATTTATGAAACTTCTCTGGCTCTCCAATTATTCGTATGACAGCGCGTACTCCATCCAGAGCCATCTGCTCATCCCGCGCCTGAAGGCGTGCGGCCATGACGTGCAGGTGCTCGAACTGACGCAGGGGCGCGCCAAGCCGCGCGCCGTCAATGGCGTCAACATCCTGCCTGTGGGGAAAGATCCTCTCGGCAGCGACAGCGTGCTCGAACACTTCCGGCGCGGCGGCTTCCATGCGGCCGTGAGCCTGGTCGATCCCTGGGGCTTGCAGCCTGCGATTATGCGGCAGATCCCCTGGTTTCCCTTCTGCCCGATCGACACGCGGCCTGTGTCCCCGCGCAACGTGGACGCGCTCAAAGGCTGCGTGCGTCCCATCGCCCTCACCCAGGACGGGGCGCGAGAGCTGCAAAACGCAGGCCTGACGCCGCTGTATCTGCCGCACGGCTACGACCCGACCATCTGGCATCCCGCCGACCGCGCCGCCGCGCGTGAGGCGCTGGGCATCGATCCCAATGTGTTTTTTGCAGCCTTCATTGGCGTGAACGACTCGCTGCCCAGCCGCAAAGGGATTGCCGAGCTGCTGTTCGCCTGGCAGCCCTTCCGCCGTGAGCATGAGGACGTGCTGCTGTATCTGCACACCGATCCGGAGGGCAATATTCCGGAACGGGGTGAGCATGGCGGCATCGATATTGGCGCCATGCTGCGCACGCTGCAGCTGCACGACGATCCCAGCATCAAGCTCGCAGATGTCTTTCGCTACCGGACCCAGAGCATTCCGTCGGCAGAGCTGGCGCGGGTGGCGGCAGCGGCGGATGTGCTCGTCCTGCCGTCTAAAGGCGAGGGCTTTGGCGTGCCGATCATTGAATTTGCGGCCTGCGGCACGCCGTCGATTGTGACGAATTTTGGAGCGATGGCGGAACTCGCCGGGCAGATGGGCGGCCAGCTGCTGCGCTTCGAACCCGACTGGGGATGGCAGAACGCCATGACCGCCAAAGCGCTGATTCCCGCAATCGCGGATGCGCTTGAAAACGCCTACCAGGAACGGGGCACGCCGAACGCGGATGCGCGACGCCAGGCCGCTCTCAACGGGGCGCAGGCGTATGCGATTGATCGTGTGTTCATTGAACATGGCGTGCAGACCTTTGAGGCGATTGCGGAACTGGCGCTGGGAGCGATGCGCTAATGCGGATCTGCATTATTTCAGACGCCTCTCTTGAGACGCCTCACCCGATGGGGCACGGCCTGGGCGCGATGAACTGGCAGATTGCCGAAGGGCTGCGCGCCAACGGTCATGACGTGACGCTCGTCGCGAAGATGGGCAGCATGTTCTCCGGCACGCTGGTCACGCTGAATGTCAACGGGTATGAGGGCGAGCCAGCGCTGGCAAAGGCCGCGTATGAGCGGCACAAACAGCAGCCCTTCGATGTGTTCCTGGATGGCGGTCATATTCACCGTCTGTCCGCGATCCTCCCGACTCTGCCTGTCGTGAATGTGTACCACGACAACTATCAGCCCTACCAGCGCTGCGCGGTCGTGCTCAGTGAAGGCCAGCGCGCCATGCTGCCGCCTGCCTTTGAGATGGCGCGTGTGATCCCGAACGCTTTGCCGAAAGAACATATCACCTGGTCCAATTTGCCAGGGTCTTACGCGCTGTTCCTGGGGGCAGTCTCGGATCTCAAGCAGCCGCTGCTCGCCCTCGAAGCGTGCGCCAGAATGGGCATCCCGCTCGTTTTGGCAGGCATGACCGTCAACAATTTTGGGCTTGCGTTGACGCGCATGAACAATGCGCGCTACCTCGGCCCTGTGTCCGGTCCCGCCAAGTTCGATCTCATTCGCGGGGCGCGCGTGCTGCTGCAGCTGTCGGGCGTTGAATCGTTCGGCCTGACCACGCTGGAAGCGATGCTGTGCGGCACGCCTGTTGTGGCCTTGCCCGGCGGCGGCAGCGTTGACCTGGTCGAATACGGGGTATCGGGCATTCTGGTCCAGCCCTCCGGCGATATGGTCGGCGCGGTCTGCGATGCTATACGCGCCGCTTGGTGGCTCAATCGCTCGGACGTCCGCAAGAGCGGCGAACGCTTTGGATGTGTCGAGACGCAGATCACGGCCTATGAAGATGCGCTGGCCGACTGTATGCGAGGTGTATGGTGGTAAAAATTGACAAGAAATTTCTCAGTGTCGGATCAGGCGGCATATATTTCTCAAACCAAAACGGTGAAATTGCGTTGATGTGTCCTCATTGTGGGCGCTGGTTTGCCGTTGATATAGATGACTACCTGCCTGTGCATAGCCGATTGCATCTACTTCGCATGAAGGACGCGCCCCCTGAAGCCGAATCACTGGATAGCCTTTGTGATGGTTCGTACAACACAAAAGGCGTGAAGGGGAAATGATGCCCACCCTCCACTTTAGCTATTCATCCGGCGGCAGTGACCTGGACACCTGCGACGAGCCGCGCATGTCGCCCTATACCATCAGCTGGCACATGAACCGCTTCCTGCGTCAGAAGGCTGCTGAGATGGGCTACGCCTATCACTATCAGAATCTGGATGACACGACGCCCTGCGCCTTTGGCCCTGACGATATTGTGATTGGCCATACTTGGTGGGATGGGGGTTTCATGCATCAGGCGCTGGACAGCGTCGCCAGACATAAATTCATCCTCCAGCCCTACAGTCATGCGATGGTCTCGGCGGGTGATGTGCCGATGGCGCAGGCGCTGTTCAGTAAAGCCGATCACCTCTTCCTTATTACGGGGGAGCACTGGTGGCAAACAATGGACGCCAGCCCCTATGCGGCACTGAAGTCGCGCGCCACACGTCTCGATATGGCGATCAATCCCACGCTGCACCCCTACAGCAAAACGCGCTGGAACAAACCCGGCGAGCGCGCGATCTGCACGATCGGCGCGGATGTCCCGACGAAGGGCTATCGGCACGTCGCCGAGCTGGCGCGGGTGGCAGGCCTGCGCTACGGCCATTTTGGCAGCGCGCGACCGGAGACCTTCGCGCACGTGCCCTGCATGACCCTGCACGGCGGGATGCTCTTCACGCCGGAGAATATTGCTCGGCTGTGCGACACCTATGATGCCATCATTGCCCTGCCCGAAGCGGATGCGAATCCGACCGTTCTCCTCGAGGCGGCAGCCTGGGGGCTAGACGTGTTCTGTTCACGAGAGGCGGGGTATCTCCCAGGACAACCGTTCCGAGGGCTGCGCAAGGGCGACATGATCTATAACGTCTCTTATATGCGCCAATGGCAGCAGATGGACGAGTACGAATTGAGACAGGTCAGTCAAGCGATGCGCTCGATCATTGCGCGCGATTACACCTGGCAGAAATTTACAGGCACGGTGTGGGATAAGGTGAGCGAGTATCTATGACAAAACTAACGGATAGGCTACAGAATAAGCGATGGGATGACGATGAAAACGTTGATCACGAGTTTACGCGTGACGAATTAGATGCGCTGTGGGAAATGGCCAACAATCTATCATTAAACAATATCTGGCTTGAAGGCATGGTGGGTGGCCCTCATCCCGATGAACTTGTGACAGTTCAGATGGTCATTGGCGACAAGGTTGTAAAATTTGACGCTGTGAAGAATGCGGACGCTCAAGAGTTATGGGAACTTCTCACTCATCTGTCTGATTTGATACTGTGGGCAAAACAGCAAGCCAAGTTTTGATTGAGGCTGCGGAGAGGACTGTGATGTTTAGAGACGCAGAAGAAGAATGGGGTGATCCAGACGACAAGCTGCTTAAGCACTTGAAGACCTATGGCCATCTGTCAGGCATGATCGACGATGGCGGCCTGTGGGAACTCACCCTTTATCAAGATGGGGATGAGGCGAAGGGCCGCAGTTTGATGGAGATTAAAGGCGTCAAGATGTGGCACGAACTTCGGATCATGCCGCCTTTACCGCCGTTTCCACTGCTACCATTTCCGCCAGATCCGGACGCCGAGTCATCTATGTCACCGGCAGAGATGGCTGAACGGCAAGAGTTTATTGATGGCTTAGCGGAGGCCATGCGCTCGGACGGGATAGATGTAACAGTGACCGATGAAGGGATCAGCATCGTTATCAAGATTGACGACGAGGATAAGCAGAGCGGTGCTGAACAATGACCAACATCGTCATCGATGACGCGATCTACCAGCTGCAGCAAGCGGGGGGCATCTCGACGCTCTGGCGCGCGCTCACGCCGCTCCTGCACCAGGCGCTGCCCGAATGCGCCTTTGATCCGACGCGACCTGCTGATATTTTTCTCTCGACCTACTACCAGCCCTCTCCTGCCGGAGCGAAGTCGATTGTGGTTGTCTATGACTACATCGCCGACCGCTACCCGTTGCTGCTCAAACATGCGCCCGATGTGCTGTGGAAACACGCCGCTGTGGCATCAGCAAGCGCGGTGATTGCCATCTCCGAGTGGACGACCCGCGATGTGATGCGCTTCGATGGCAAACAGGCCACCGTCGCCTATCCCGCGACGTCGCTCACCCGCGCGGATCACGCGACCGTGCAGGCGTTCAAGGCCAAATACCAGCTGCCCGACAGCTATGTTCTGATGGTGGGCCGCCGCGATCTGTATAAGAATGGGCCGACCTACTGGCAGGCGATCAATATGATGCAACCGCAGCCCTTTACGCTGTGCGTGGGCGGCGAACCGATGATGTCTTTCCCGTCGGGCAAGCGCGTTCATCTTGAGGCGGACGAGCTGGCGGCGGCCTACACGGGTGCGCTGTGCCTGGTCTATCCCTCCCTGTATGAGGGCTTCGGCCTGCCTGTGCTGGAGGCATATGCCTGCGGCTGCCCGGTCATCTGCGGGGACGGGGGCGCGCTGAGTGAAATCAACCAGGCCGCGCGCGTGGTCGATGTGACCCGTCCGGCCCAGATCGCGCAGGCGCTGGCAACGATGGTCGATCCCGGCGTGCGGATTGCGCATATTTTAAAGGGCTACGAGATCGCGCAGCGCTTCAGCTGGGCCTCGATGGCTGAGCGGATCGCGACGGTGATCCGGGATGTGGCGGAGAGGGTGGAGGTATAAATTGAAAACATACAAACTCTTCAAAGATGACCTTGAAAGTGGCATCACCATCTCAGCGGAAACATCGTACGACGCCACTTCTCAAGTGAATGCGCTTGGGTTAGGGGTGGGGGCTTATAGCCTGCATGAAGACGATGATCCGTTTTCAGCCGCGTGGTGCTTCATCAAAGAAGGTGATAACGACGGTCCATTCTGGGAGTATGCAGATGATTATCGCTACTGAGGATCGATCATGACTGACGATTTTCTATTCATCTCCAGTCCGGTCAGCGTCCTGCGTGGGGATGCGGCGCGCGTCGAGCTTGAGCGCACCAACGATGCCGCCTATCTCACCGAAGGCAAAGGCGTTCTGTCTGTGCCTCTCGATCGATGGAATCAGGCGCAGGCGTATGAGCGCGAGACATGGCTCACGCACGCGATCAATTCCACTGATGATCGCAACCTCGAACATGCTGACATGTTTGGCGGTTACAAGGCGCTGCCGGAGAAGCTGGGGCGCGTGATTGAGCTGGGGTGCGGACCATTCACCAACTGGCGCATCATCATGCGTGATCACACGGCGGACGATGTGACGCTGCTCGATCCGCTCGCAGAGGCCTACCGCGAGAATCACCCCCACTGCGCCTATCGCGATGGCGGCGATATGGATAACAGATGGCACTGGTATCCGGTCAATCTTGTCGCCAGTGCCATCGAAGACTTTGAGACAGACAGCAAATTTGACACGGTGATCCTGATCAATGTGCTGACCCACGTGTTGGATGTCGAAAAGGTCTTCAGCTGGATTGGCGCGCATCTGAAGAAAGGCGGTCACCTGGTCTTCGCCGAACCGGTGCGCGATATCGATCCGATGCGCCTCTACGATGTCGGGCATCCGATTTCTTTTAATCAGTCGGTGATCGACGACTTTCTCGCAGGCTTCAAGCCCAAATTTCGCAACGACAACTATTTTATCGGGACGAAGAAATGATGTATCCGGATCGTCACCATCCCGTGTTCTTCCTGCTGGATGCGCTCAACGTGATCGGCATCAAGGCAGAGTTCGCCAAAGATGAGCGCACGCAAGGCTGCTGGGGCATGGTCTTCCCAGACTTCGACAATCGCGTCCTGGTGTGGCTGATTGACAATCGATGGGAACACGAAGCCAAGAAGGAAGATCCTGCCGCCAAAGAGCTGCTTGCGAGGGGCGCTATCGTAGCTCATGCGCAGCGTCGTGATATGCAGCGTGTTGGCGGGCAATACCTTCCTCTTGCTGTGACCCCTGGTTTCACCCCGACCTATCTGGAAAAGGTCGCTGATTGCAGTCATGTGGGCTATGTGAGAGATGAAGGAAGAGCGAGAATTCTTGCTGATATTGGTAGGCATTTTACGTTGAACCTTGCCCAAAACGTATTTGGCAGACAGGCATCAGACACCTATTGCAGTTCAAAATGCGGCATTCATGTGCCGACGCGCTATGGACATCCGAACGCTTATGATATTCCGATGCGTCCTTATGAGATTGCGGCGTGCGCGATTCCGCTTGTGACAAATGATCTGCCGGAGTTAGAGGAATTAGGACTTATCGACGGTGAGACATGCGTCACATATGGAGCGCATCGAACAGCGATAGAAGCCGTGAGAATTGCGCGAGCGTCTCCCGAGATTGGCGAGGCAGGATACAAGCTCGTTTCAGCGCGCCATGAGTATTGGCATCGAGCCGAGCAGGTGAAAACATGGCTGTCCGAGTAAGCGCGATCGTCTCCGCTTTTAACGCGCAAAAATTCCTGCGCGGTCGCCTGGATGATCTCATGCAGCAGACGCTCTACAAGCGCGGCGAACTGGAGATCGTCGTCGTCAACAGCGCCTCGACCGACACCACGAGCGCCATCCTGGAGCGGGAATATCTCTCGGCGATCACGCTCATTCAGACGCCGTTTCGCGAGTCGATGTATGCGGCCTGGAATCGGGCGATCAAGCTGGCCAAAGGCGATACTATTATCCCGGCCAATGTCGACGATCGCCTGCGCTCAGATGCGTGCGAGGTGATGGCGGAATATCTGGACGGGCACATTGACGTTGACATGGTGTGTCCCGACAGCTATGTGACAGCCGTCGCCGACACCACCTGGGTGGACGGCGCGCTGGCGCTCAGCGAGGAGCCGCCCTACACGACGGGCCGCCTCGACTTCGTCAATAGCCCCTATCCGCAGATTCAGCAGTGCCGGATCGGCAACACGCCGATGTGGCGCAAGGCCCTGCATGACGAGATTGGCTATTTTGATCCGTCCTATCTCATCGCCGGGGATTATGAGTGGGCGCTGCGCCTCGAAGCCCACGCGCGCGCGATTGCGTGGATTCCGAGCGTCCTGGGGCTGTTTTATTTCCATCCTTCGACGCAAGGAAGGGCCTACGCGGATCAGAGCGCGTATGAGTCGCGGCGCGCGGTCTTACGGTGGAAGGCGCAGATTCAGGCTATCATGACCTGATCGATCACGATGAGGTGTGACATGTCAGATGACCCTGAGAAACCCCAGACGCCCAAAGGCAAGCGGATCGGCCTGTTTCTTCCCGTGCCCTGGGATGAAGACGGACGGCTGATCAGCAGCGTTGATCCGGAGGCCCCACCACCAGAAGACGAACCCAGCCGCGATAACATCCTGACGCCACCGGGCGAGATCTGGACCGAGGGCAAAGACACGCCGCCTTCAGACGACGCCTAACCCATTCAATATCATCGACTATCGGGGCCCCTTTCATGGGGCCCTTTGCGTTCCTGGAGTTTGTATGGCCAGACAACCCCATTGGTTCGACCCGCCCTATGCGGGGGATTTCTTTGGCAGCCTGCTCGACGCAGTCATTGAAGTCACCAGAACGACCCCCAAAAAAGAGCCGCCCAAGCCGCCGCCCCGCGACACGGCCCAGAAGAAGGACACAGCATGACCGCATTCTTGCACGGCACCGTGCTCAATTATGACCAGTACACGCTCGACGAGGCCAGCGACATCGGCGTCTCGGCCACCAGCTTCACAGCGGTGGATGGCAGTCTGGCCCTGCAGCTGACCATCGACAGCCGTGCCAACACCGGGCAGGCGCTCGTCGGCTGGCATGGCAATGTCGCCGTGCCGAGCGGTCAGAAGGGCTACTTCAACCTGTCCGTGAATGGCACGCTGCACGCGGCCAACGACGGCATCATCTTCTCGCCGGAAGGCACCCTGGGCGTGTCGTTTACCCGGCTCGTGACCGGGCTGACCGTCGGCACACTCAACACCGTGACGCTGCAGGCGAAAGTGACAGGCGGCACGATGACGGTGTATGCGGGCGCAGGCACGGGCAATCTCGACACGCACGGCCAGTTGTGGGGAGTCATCCTATGACACAGCTGCTCTGCACCCTGGCGCAAGTGCGGTCGATGCTGCACTTTGGCGCGGCAGACACGGGGGACGACACGCTCATCGAATCGGTGCTGATCCCCGCCGCCACCGCCATGATCAACAACGAGGCGCAGTTCACGTTTGGCACGCTTCAGGGAGACTTGAAGCTGTACGCGCGGCATCCCTACCTGAAGGGCAACACGCTGTATTTCCGCGACAACGCCGTGACCGCCATCGACCGCTTCTCGACCGACAGCGGCACACTGACCGCCGAGGTCGATTACGTCCTGCAGCCGCTCAACTTCAATCCGAAGACGAGCGCGCTGCTCATCAACTGGGATGCCACAGCGGTTAGCAACCCCGCCGGGACGCTCACGATCACGGGCACGCTCGGCTATGGCAGCATCCCCTCGGACGTGAATTTTGCGGCCACTAGATTGGCGGCCTGGATGTATCAGACGCGCGACAGCGAGGGCAATATCGAGGTGGTGGGCGATGTGAAGCAAATCCCGGCGCAGGCGCCGCCAATGGTGAAGACAATCCTCTCCAAGTACAAGCAGAATCTGATCTTTGCCTAGGAGGCCGGATGCTCGAAAAAAATATTCTCGCGTATCACTACCCGCTCATCACGGGCATCCAGGGGGTCAAGAAATTCGCGCCGCGCGTCCTCACCACCGCCATGCTGCCCTGCATCGTGCTGTTTGCCGACGCGCTCACCACCGTCGATCGGCCCGGTGGCATGACCGTGAAGACGCGCGATTTGCGCGCGGTGATCTTTGTCGATTTGCTGGGCATGGGGTCGGAAAACGGGCCGTATGAGAAGACCGATCCCTTTTTCGACAGTGTCGACACCTACTTCGAGGCGCGGCCCACGCTGGCGCTTCAGGCGGGCACGACCACGCTCAATCATGAATACATGGGGGATGACGGCGAAAGCCTGACGCCCTATCCGACGGGCGGGACCACGCTCGGCGATTTCTGGACGATCACGTTCAAGCACCGCTTCACCATCGTTAAACCAGTCATCTATGAACCAGGAGCATAAACATGGCAAACGAAGTTACCGCAGGCGTCGGCACACGGTATGGCGTCCTCTTTCCATTGGATGAAGACGGTTTGATCTCCGTCGCCTCAACCTCCGCCGTGCCTGTTCAAGGCACCCTCATCACGGGCATCAAGACGGCCACCACCAGCGATCCCGCGCCGCAGCGCATCACCCACTACGGCCAGGACCGGCCCTATGCGCAGGACAGCCTGCCCCCCACTGAGGTGGGCACCGTGACCGTCACCAGCGCCGATGGCAACCTGATCGTCGATGCGCTGGCCGAGGGCAACAAGGTCCGCACCATCGGCAACTCGGAATGGCGCGGCGGCAACACCGACAAACGCGGCAATGAGCCGATCCTGGCCGCCATGTTCTACCGCCAGTCGCTTGACACCCAGCCCGGATCACCGACCTTCGGCAAGCTGCGCCAGTGGAACATCCGCGCCTATGCGGCGGCGCGCTGGAGCCCGTCGACCGCCTCCTATGAAGCGGGCGCGACCGTCAAGACGATCAACGGCACCCCCACGCCGACCGGACAGACGCTGTGGGGCGAGAACTACGACGAGACCAGCTGGGGCAACAGCTACGCCGAATACACCGAGGGCAACGCCAATTATCAGCCGCGCATCAACGCCTGGCTCGGCAATGGCACGCTCACGGCCTTCCAGCTGTCGCACCCCCCGGCCTCTACGGATGAGCTGCTCGTGTGGGTCGATGGCACGCTCACCGTGCCGAGCGCGGTCAACATTTCGACCAGCAACCCGGCCTATACGCTCAGCAGCGCGTCCGGCACCAACGCCAAGAAGATCATCGCCATGATCTTCACCGACCGTCCAGGGATCAGCTAATGCAGGCCCTCGACTATGGCGACGGCTTCCGCATCACCGTCGCCGAGATGAGCCGTCGGTCGCAGCTGACGATCTCGTCCTGGTTTAACGACTGGCTGACAGGCAGCGGCGACACCCCCGACAAACTCAAGACGGTCAGCGCCATCAGCACGCAGGTGATCCTGCACTCGCGGATCGCGCTGCATCGGAATGGCGAGAAACTGCCGGAGGGGACGTATGCGCTGGAAGACGGGGTGACGGTCACACTGCCTCTCACCGAAGACAGCCTCAATGACCTGCCCGCGTCGCTGGTGGCCTGGCTGATTGACGCCGCCGGGAAGGAGAACCCGCTCATCCTGGGAACTTTTTTAGCCGCGACGCGGGTGCTCGCGACGAGTGGGCAGAAGACACTCGAACGGCTGTCCGCCAGTGGGCCGCCGAACGCGCCGAAGGCTCCCTGAAAGACGACGATGACGCCTGGGAGATCCATCATGCAGCCGCGCTGCAGACTGTTTTCTGGCTGACCAGCTGGGTGCAAAGCGGCCTGCTGAAGCTCACCATTTTGGACCTGCTGGCCCTCGAAGACATGTTCCCGGAGCTGTCCCGAGATATTGACACATGCGTGTGGCAGGTTGAACTCGTCAAAGCGCAGATGAAGGCACAGAGCAATGGCTAACACAGTTGAAACCGTCTGGAAGCTGATCCTGGATGAAAAGGAGGCGCGCGAAGGCGAGAGCACGATTCAACGCCTGGCGCGCCTCCTCAAGGACAAACTGGGCGGGGACAGCAAAAAGGCCATCGACAACACGACCGAGGCCATCAAGGACCAGACCGAGGCGCTCAAAGAGCAGGAAGAACAGGCCAGAAAAACCGGAGAGGCCACGTCCGGCATTGGCGCAGGCGATGCCGCCGGGAAGGTCGGCGGCGCGGCGGGCAAGCTGCGCGGCCTCGGCGATCTGGTCGGCGGCGGCGAAGGCCTGGGCATCATCAATGACATTGGCGATGCCGTTGAAGGCGTGCAGGAGCTGGGCGGCACGATCGCCCAGCTGGGGCCGGTCGGCGCCGCTGCCGGGGTGGCGCTGGTGGTTTTGGGCGCGGTGATCGCGGATTTTGCGAAAGGCGCGCAGGAACAGGCGGACAAGATCAACGAGATCTTTGACGCGCAGCGCAGCGTCTTCGACGAGATCGCTGGCGGGGCCACATCGGACGATATCCAGGAGCAGATTGAGCTGCTGCAGTTCCGGCGCGAGCTGGAGAAAAGCACGCTGCAGGATGCGACCGAAGCCTACGCCAATTATGAACAGCAGATTAGAACGACCTTCGGCGCGTTCGGCGACATTATTCTGGGCATCCTGCGCATCATTGACCCGCGCGAAGAAGCCCTGGCCTCTCAGAAGGCGGAGAGCGAAAAGGCCATCCAGCAGTCCGAGGCCAAAGAACGCGCCTATAACGATGCGCTCGACAAAGGGCTGACCTCGAAGGCCGACGCGAAAAAGGCCGAGGAGGATCTCGAAAAATCGCGCGGCGACACGGCGAAAACGGCTGAAAAAGCACAGGCCACACAGGAGAAAGCTGCTGCGGATGCCACCCGCGCCGCCGAACAGCAGGCGCAGAAAATGCAGCAGGTCGAAGAGAAGCGCTATCAGGCCGCGCAGAAATACGGCGACGCAATGGTCGATGTGGCCAACAAAGCCGCCGACAGCGCCAGAGCCGCCCTCGAAGAATACAAGCAGACACAGGCCGATGCGAAGACGAGCTTCGAGCGTGATCTCGTCTCTCTCACGGATGACTTCCAGGCCGAGGAGCGCGAGCAGCGCATCGCGCGCATGGAGCAGGAGGCTGCCGATCTGCGCCAGCACGCGAGCAAACTCAATCAAATTCGCGATGATGCCGAGGCCGAAGAAACCGATCTGCTGCGCCAGCGTGATTTTCTGGGCGCGACGCGGGTTCGCGAGCGCGCCAATGCCGAGATCGAGCAGGAAAACGCTGCGCTTCTGGAGGGGCAGCAGGAGAAGCTGCGCGCGCAGCAGGCGGCCGACGCCAGAGAGCTGCGCGAATTCCAGGATGCGCGCCAGAAGCGCCTCGCCCAATTTCGCCAGCAGAACGAGGATGCGCGCCTGGCCTACCAGCGCGATCTTCAGGCCGGACGCGAGGCCAAACGAATCGCCGAACGGGACGCGGCGCTGGCGCGCAACCGCGAGCTGCGCATGGCCTCCGACACCGCGCGGGCCCTGCTGGGCATTCAGCAGCAGTCCGCCCAGGCCCAGCTGCAGATCGCCTCATCGACCTTGAATCAGCTGCGCGGCATGGGCAACGTCACCAACAACAATGGCAACACCATGAACGGCAACAACTATTTCAACATCAGCGGTGGCGCCAGTGGCATGTCCGGAACAGCCATTCGGAATGAAGTCGAAAACGCGCTGGGCTGGCTAGGAGTGACACGATAATGGGGCTTCCCACGCAGTATCAATTCAAGCTGGCCGCTGGCAGCGACCCTATGAACCTGGTCAACGTCGAGGCGATGAGCGCAGGGGGCCGCTACTTCTATGCCCCCGTCCTGATTGAGGATTTTATCCTGGAGCAGATCGGCTCCGATGGCCTGGACTTCGAGCGCGGGTATCAGAAGTTCGTCTGGGAGATCGATCTCTGGCGCGAGCAGTATGACTACCTCTATACGACCCTCCTGGGCAACCGCTTTATGAATGCGGTTGTGTTCCAGACCCAGCGCCTGCAGCTGGCCAGCACCTACCAGATCTGGACCGGGAAGCTGCAGCTGCCGCGCTTTAACGCCTTCCAGCGCAATTATCGACAGTACCAAAAAGTGCCCCTTGTTTTCACCCGCTGCGTATTTGTGAGTTAACCCATGCCTGCAACCTACGACATCAACGCGGATCTGCTGGCGGCGCTCCGCTCTGGCGGATTCGCAGGCGAAATGCGCTTCGCCGTGAATCCCAACACGGTTGTCTTTCAGGCGACCGTGAATCAGACCATCACCGGCAGCAGCTTCATCGAGTTCGCCTGGGATGGTCTGCTGGCGGGGGATTATCAGGATGTGGTCGCAGGCATGACCTTCTTCATCACAGCGACCGATGACCCGATTGAATTGCGCAGCCCCCTGCTGCGCGGGCGGGTGTCGCGCGATCCGACCGGGAGCGCCTTTTACTGCAACGAAAGCGCCATCAACCTCACCGACGGCATGATTGTCACCGTGATCGCGCTCTTTGAGGTCCTGCAGAGGGATCGCATCGGCGACCTGGTCGACGGCTATCAGGCCTTTGAAGACCTGCTCCCGCTGGTTAAGGCCATGCAGTCGTTTTATTACGGCGAATCCGACACCGAATTCCAGTTCTCGTTCGCTCCCATCGGCCAGGCGATGGCCGAGGGCGCCACGATTGCCTCCTATCACTGGACGCTGCCAAGCGGCACGGTCTACGACACAGGCGATGCCGACACGCAAAACATCAGCGCGACGATCCCCGATGGCCACCACTGGTGCTTCCTGGATGTGACCGACAGCGGCGACCGCGTCTTTCGTTTCATCTTTGAGATTCTCGTCTGTCTGCGCGATGACCCCGCCTACATGTTTACCGCGCATGACAATGTGGACATTAACGGCGGCGTCGAATTGGGGTGGAACGTCACCACCACCTTCTTTGCCGGGGTGTCGAGCCTCTTAAACCGCACGCGCTGCGCCATTGTCGCCTTCGACCTGCCAAAGGTGGGCGATCCGGACCTGTTCAACAACGTCATGTTTGTCGGGTATATCGTGCAGGAAGATACGGGCATCACGGGCGATGCCCAGAGCAGCACGCTGGCGCAGACACGGTTTGAATTGCAGTCATTCGCCGCGATTGCGGGCCAGCTGCCCGTGCCGTCGCTGCCCGTGCGCAATGACGCCACGCCGGACGCCTGGGGCGACATCCATCTGCCCACGCCCCAGCGCACGATCGCCTATCTCCTGACCCGCTATTCGACGCTGGCCAGCCTGTGCGCGATTGACATGCTCTACACCGATTCGACCTGGTTTGCCGGGGAGATGGACCTGGAAGAAGGCACACTGCTGGATTCCGTCAATCGGATCGGCGAGGAGATCCAGGCGCGCCTGGTCTTCTGGCCGCAGGGCGATGCGACGTTTGAGATCAATGCCAATTTCCTGTCGGATGATGAGCGGGACGCCCTGCCCACCCTGATCGCCAGCGGCAATCTGGAACCGCAGGATCTGTTCGGTTACAGCCTGCCCGTGCCCTATTACAAGACCGTCGGACAGGTGCGCGCGGGATGCGCCACCTTTTATGCTGACGGATCAACGCCGTTTAAATTAGACGCCCTTGCGCCCGCCACTGCGCGGCAGGAGGGCAACGAAAAACCCGTTGTTCTGGCGCAGCTGCTGCAGGCGGATCTCTCGCAGGCCGCTGCCGAGACGGCGGCCAAACAGCGAATCGGCGATTTGCTGGAGTATCTCAATCCACCGACCAATATTCCCACCACATTCAAGGATGGCTGGCGCATTCTGACGCCCTCCACCCGCGTCTGGCTGACCTATGACCTGCCGGCCACCGACAGCACGCGCGGCCTGCCTGTGGAACCAACAGAGCGCTGGCTGCTGCAAACGGTCGCCCTGAAGTGGAACGTTGACAATGGCTACTGGGATGTCAGCGGCACGGTGCGGAAAGAAACGCAGGGCGGCCTGGCCCAGACGTCCGCCACCATCAGCCCGAATACCATTGACACCTCTCTGCCCGTGCTGCCCGGGCTGAGCGATTATGATGCCTTCCCGCCGGATGGGTCTCTCAACTACACCAGCACCGATCCGCTTGATGCGGACCTGCAGCCCTTCGACCCGTTTGACCTCTCACAATATGAGCCGATGACGACGGAAGACGCGGCGAATGTGGCGGACAACACGCCCTCCGGCAACTGCATCCCGATCGTCCCGTCCGTCACGTTTCGGTCGAATGTCACACGTTCCACGCCCAAAGCCACTGTGCCCGGGCAGCGATACACCATCATGGCCAAAGGCGTGGGGCAAATCAATCAGGGATCGGAAAGCTGCGTCAACCTCACGATTTCGGATGGCGGGTGGGAGGCCTCCGACGCCGGAGGCAATCCGAATCCCAATTTTGGCTTCTGGGATTCGGGGTCCGGCCTTGCGCCGCACAGTCCCGACAAGGCGTTTTATTTCATCCGCGCGGGCACAGCGGGGGTGAGCGCCGACAGCGTGACCTTCACCTTCAATGAGGCGGTGACGGACTTCCGCTTTGGGCGGCAGGGTGGCGCGGCGGTCGATTATTCCGGCGCAGCGACCACGACGGTGACCTTCGATGCCACGACCGACCCGGGCTTCTTTCCCTTTGATCTGAGTCTGGCGTCTTACATCACGACCTCGACGAACCTGGCTGTGACGACCACCTTCCGCGTGACGGAGTTCTGTTATGACGCGGGCGGGGCGATTGAGCCGCTGTATGCCGATCCCCGCTACATCTTCAATCGCGATGAGGACGGCAAGCCGACCAACGTCGCGCTCAATCCCAACGGCGGTCTTCTGGTGAACGGCCTGCCGATCGAGGGTCTGGTGTACAACGACAACAACGAATACACGTTCGAGTACATTGGAGATGGGAATCCGATCCCCTTCGTCTTTTATGACACCAGCTATGGTGACAATCAGAATGTTCCGCTGCCGATCAGGGTCTGTGGACCCAATATGGGATCATAACGATGGTGCTTGGAAGATTTCAACGGTCGCGGCGCATTGTCCAGGCGCGTCTGACCCCCTATCGCGCCCTCCTGGGAGATGGAAATGGCACGGTCAAAGCGGGGGACGGCATGTATTGGGTGCGCCCCTACAATGCCGCCAACGCGCAGAACAACGCCACCCCCGGCGCGCCCTACCGGGTGCGCGCCGGCAGCGCGCTCATTGTCCCGCGTGAAGGGCGCCTGGTCTGGATCTACTATGGTCCCGACAAACACCTCACCGTGATGGCGTATGACCATGATGATCTGATCCAGGCCGGCATTGACCCGCTGACGGTGCAGCCCAATGATCCCTACCGCCAGTGGATTCGCTTCAAGAACATTCAGAACTTCCGCGCCCTACCCATCAATACGGGCAATACCCCTGGGATGTTGGCGCAGGTGCGCCAGCTGTTCTATTACACCGTCACCGGCGATCTGGTGCGCTGGAACGGCACCAATGCCGACACGCACATCGATCTGACGAATTATGTGCCCGCTGAGGGCTTCCAGTGTTATGTCGTGCTCTGGCTGCGGACCTACAACCCCAATGGGCTGCCCGACATTCAGGTCACCTACAGCGATCACATCGACAGCATCGATGGCGCGCTGTCCTTCACCGAGCTGCAGCAGTGCGCGGATGCCGCCGACGCGGATACCATCCCGATTCAGGCCTTTCGCCTCGCCGATGCCCAGACCACCCTGACGCTCGATGACAGCACCGATCTGGACCTGCGCCAGTTCATGAACATGCCGCAGGTGTACGGCTTCCCCAACACGATCGCGCGCGCCTACCGCATTCACGAGGACTTCAGTGTCGTCGCGCCCTCGGCCATCGTGGTTGAGGAGGGCGGCGTCATCACGATCCAGGACAATGCGCTGCTGTATCTGCTCAGTGAGACGGAAGAAGAGGAGTCGGGCGGGGGTGGCACAGTCGAAAACCTCGTCATGCCCAGCGCTGAATTTGATGTCAGCGGCAACGGCACAGATACGGTTACGACCACGTGGAAGGATCAGCTCTATAACACGTTCCTGGCAGCCCCCAGCAGCGGGATTGGCACGGATGGACAACCGTCCTTTCGCGAGATTGAGACCGTCGATTTGCCGCCGATCAGCATCGGCTATCTCGATGCCTCGATTATTTACACCGACACCGTTGACCCGACTTCGGCAGACGCGGCGGATTATGAGCGCGGGTCGAAATGGATCAATCAGACGGGCAATCGCATCTGGGAGATGATCAAAAAGGTTGGCCCGGTCGCCACATGGCAGTTGATGGGCAAGATCATGTCCGTTGCCGACTCGATCGCATGGCTGACGACGACCACGAGCAGCCTCGGCGCGGTCACGATTGCCGCCACAACAGGGCTGACACAGAATCAAGTTCTCGCGACGCCTGATGGATCATCGGGCGCGGTTGATTTGCGCGCCCTTGTGAGCGCGGATCTGCCGAACACAGCCGTCACGCCCGCCAGTTACACAAACGCCTCGATTACAGTCGATCAAAAAGGACGGCTCACGGCGGCCTCTAGTGGCGCAACCCCCGTCACAAGTGTTGGAGGAACGTCACCCATTGCGTCAAGCGGCGGCGCAACGCCCTCTATCAGTCTCAATGACACCGCTGTGACGCCTGGAAGCTATACGAATGCGTCACTCACTGTTGATCAGAAGGGGCGTCTCACAGCGGCGTCAAGCGGCCTTGCGCCGAATCTCATCGCCATTTTGCGCGACGAAAAGACGACCGGCACAAATGGCGGCACAAGCGCGTCCACCACGTGGAACGCGCGCGATCTGAATACGGAGTTGTATGATCCGGGCGGCATTGTGTCCATCTCCTCCAATCAATTTACGCCCATCGCAGGCGATTATGAAATTCTGGTCTTTGCGCCGTTCGTGGGCGGCGGCGCGGCGTCGTCACTCGGTCGCTGCCGCCTATATAACGTGACAGGCGCAGCGGCAATGGAAGAGGGGGTCAATACGTTTGGCCTGACCAATGGCGCGGCGACGGCCATCCTCAACTGCAAATTCACGGCCAACGGCACAGATGCCTTTCGCGTAGACACCTATACCAGCGTGGGCCGCGCCACCAACGGTTTAGGCGCGCAGGTTGGCGATGGCAGCGCGGAAGTCTATACCAGTCTTATCCTGCGAAAGGTGTCCTGATGGCGGTCATTGATAGTGACGAAAAGTTCCGATTAGCGGCGGGTGTCTGGATACCCGCCAATCCCGGCGCGTTTCAAGGCACGCCGTTCATTGATGCGGCAGGGCGCAAAATCTATGATGAGCGCCCCGCCCCTGTCGACGTCACGCCGAGTAACGCCACATTGGAGGCGGCGCTGGACACGGCCAATACGAACGTGACCGATGACGCAAGCGTGTCAACCTCGTCCGATCTGGCGCGAACGGCGCGGCGCTATCTCCGTGACCAGCTGCGCAGCGCCAATCCGAATCTGGGCACCATCTTCAGCACGATTAAAGCCTTTGTCGATGGCAATCCGCAGCTGCTTGTGGCGCTGAACAACAACATTGACGTGATGGCTCTGGCGTATGGCTGGAGTGCGGCCAATGTGAAGAACGCCACTGCCGCCTCGACCAATCCGCTGAAGGCGCAGTACGTGGAAGCGGCGAAGTCGATTGTCGCGATATTCGCCTGATCGCCATGCTGGCGCAGCGCTGACGACGTCGGCCCGCGTTAAGCCCCTCGACCACACCCAGAAGGATGCAGCGCTGCGCTAAGGCAGCCCAGACTCACCCCCACGATCAGACAACCCCATGACCCTCGAAAGGAGGGTCTACAAATGCACCGATTGGAGATACATATGCCAGGCGAAGAAGGATTTATCAGCGCATTGACCGCTCCGGTGGTCAACCTCGCGATTGCGGCGGTGGTGGTGGCGCTGATTGCAGTGGTGTTGATGACACTGCTCTATGTGCTCACAAGTCGCCAGTCCTCCAATACGCTCAAGGCGGCCCTGGACAACGCGGACAAGCTGCTCGGCGCGCTGGTGACGCAGGGCAATCAGCTCGTCACACAGGGACAGCAGATCAACCGGCACGGGGAGCAGCTGGAAAGCATGATCCGCGTGATGGAGGCGGGGCAGGCGCAGGGCCGACAGCTGCAAGAAACAGCCGAGACGCATGAAGGGAACAATGTGACCCGCAGCCAGCAGCTGATGACCCGCATCGACACGATGGCCGGGGAGATCACAAACCTGATCGAGCAGACAGGCAAGCAGGCCGCCGAAGGGACCGACAAAGTCGCCGCCATCCTGCGCCAACTGCTGGATTCCATGAGCGCAGTCAAGAACAGCGTGGATGAGGCGCGGACGCAGCAGGCCACGCAACGGGAGACGCAGACACGCGCGCTCGACGCCATCGAGGACAAACTGGGCCTCGTCAGTGAACAAGTGATCGATGTGATTCAAGCCATAGGAGAAAGCAATCGTGAAGACACAACGCATGAGAATGGTGGTGCTGATGTTGGCTCTGGCGATGTTTCTGCTGGCAGTGCCAGTGGGAGCGCAGGAGGCGACAGCAGTGGCACAGCAGACGACAGCAGCGGGATCAGCAGCGGCGCAATCGCCTAACATCCTCTCGCTGACACTCGCGGAAACCATCGGCATTGTGATGGGGATCGTCGCGCTGTTTGTGGCGTTTGGCAAGATCCTGTGGGATGCCAACCAGAACCCCGGTGGGCCGAGCCTGGACGCGCGGCTGACGACACAGGTTCGCGCCGCGCACGAAGACCGTGAATGGATTGAGCGATTGGAGAAGGCGTATGCATTGGGCGGATTGCAGGCCAAAACAGCCATCGATGCGCTGGCGGGGGTATTGAGTAACATTGCCCCGCTGACAGGGCTGGCGGTGGATGATGAGGCACTGAAACTGCTAAGAGATGTGCAGAAGCCCGGGCCAGACGTGCCGCTCTACGACGCGCAGGCGCCAAACAGTTTTGCAAAGCCCGTTGATACAGGTGGCCTGACACCCCTGTAGACACCCCCATACGCCCCGCAGCCAGGCCTGATGCCTGGCTGTTTTTCCATATTTTCATGTATTAAGGAAGGACGCCTATGGACATTGCCGCGCTGATTGCCGATCCGAACACCCTGATCACCCTGCCCGGACCCACCATCGTAAAGCTCATCGAGGAGCGCGCCGAGGCGACCAGCCAGCGCGACACCTACAAGCTGACCGCAGAGTCCGCCGATGGACAGGTGAAAACCCTGAACACACAGCTGAGGCTGGCAACCGATCGCATCACAGAGCTGTCAAGACGGGTTGAGACTCTCACGGCGCAATTGCAGGAGGCAGCCCAGCCGCCTGTGGTGCCCCCCGCTGCTCCCCCTTCCCCCCTCATCAGCAAAACAGAATTCTCCGGGGTGGCCGGGCTCACGATCGAGAAGAGCCTGAAGACACCAGACGATGCCATGTATGCTCAGGTGCGCGAGGTTCTGACATGGGCGGCAGGGCGCGGCTTCAACACCTGGCGCGGCTTCTTCAACGCCGACGAGGTGCGCCAGCACCTCCGACTAAAAGACGCCGACCCGAAGCATCTACCCGCGTTCGGGCGACAACACGGCCTCGGCTTCATCGCCGATACCGTCGGCACGGCGCTCAAGAAACTGGACAGCGGCGGGCAGCGGGAATATCTCAAAGGCCTGGAGGCGCTGGGCGCGCTCGCCGTCGTCTTTAATGACGCCAACAACGAGGAAACCCTGGATCTGGTGGAATGGACTCAGTGCGTGCGCACCGTCCTGCCGAATATGCCCATCATTGCCAGCCTGACCGGGACGGCCAACATCACGTCCTATCCGATGTTTGACTATCTTGAGGCACAGACCTTTGGGACGCGCGATGAGTTGAGCCGCTTCCTGGAGCGCGCCTTTAACATCTTCTGCCTGGATGCGCGCAAGGGCATCAGCGCCACCGATCTGACGGTGCGCGCCGCGATTGTCCTGGCCGCCAACCCGAAGGCCTTCTTTTACTACGCGGACACGACAGCAGACTGGCTGAATATGCCGCTCGACAAACAGGGGACCATCCGGAGCATGATCGCCAAATGGAAGGCGCTCCGTCCGTGAGAGCGGGCGCTCTGCCCGGCCTCGACACCGTGCGCTTTTTGCTGGCGATCAATGTGCTCCTGGTGCATACCACATCGGACGCGCTGTTTAATCCCGGCTTTCGCCCCACTGCCTTTTTTGTGCTGTCGGGCTATGTGGTGTCGTACCGCCTGCTCCTCGAGACTCAGACCACAGGCGCGATCAACCTGCGCGCGTTTTACAGGCGGCGTGCGTGGCGTCTGCTGCCGTCCTACTATGCGGTGGTGTTCGTGGGCGCGGTGATCCTGCCCCTGTGTGGTGTGACTGCGCCCTCGCCGCCCGCGCTGCTGAGCATTCTGCTGCTGGCGCCGCAGCTCCTGCACGCCTATCACTGGCCTGCCGGGGTGCTGTTTCCCCTCTGGAGCATCGGAGTCGAGCAGATGTTTTATGCCGTCTTTCCGCTGCTGCTGCGCCGCGTGCCGCTGGTCCGGGTCTGCCTGGGCGTGATTGCGGGATGGACTCTGCTCTCCGCCCTCGCCTTTGCGCTCAACAGTCCGCTCCTGCCCCTGCTGCGCGTCATGCGCTTTGAGTGTATGGCGGTTGGCGGCCTGGCGGCCTGGCTCGTTGTCAATCGTTCCCGCTGGCTGCGCCTCGTCTATCATCGCGCAGCGGAAATCACGGCGATTGCGCTCGCCCTGGTCGGGTCGGTGGTTCCGTTCGCCGTTCCGCTCGCCGATCTCATCCTCTCTGTCATCATCGCCGTGTTCCTGGTGAACCTGTCAACCCATCCGCAGCCGCAGCTGCGCCTGGAGTGGCGCTGGTCCAGAGCCGCTGGCCATCTCTCCTACGGCCTCTATCTGTGGCATGTCCCGGTCTTCGCCTGTCTCTGGCAGATCATGGACGGAATTCCGCTGCTGCTGGCGACCGTCGTCGTGTCGCTGCTCGTGGCCTGGATCTCGTATGAGATCATCGAACGACCGCTGCGGGAGCGGGGATCGTTGTCGCGGCATAAAGGCGCTTCGAGGCCTCACCCGGCGGTGACAATGCAAAATGAATTTATGCTATAATCAACACAGCGATGGCAAAATTCGGCTTCAGGCCGTGTGATTAGTGAAGGCGAAGAGCAAATGCGGAACCATTAATCCTATACCATCGCCCTCGACACTCTATTAATTGGGCGTGCAGGGTTGCCCGGCTTGGTGAAGAGCTGCACTCGATCTGCCAAGCCACAAGAAAAGCGCCTCTCCGATTGGAGGGGCGTTTTTCGATTCCGCTGAAAATCAGAAAATGCGTGGTCGATGATTAAGGAGGGGCAAGGCGCGGCTTGCCCCTGCGCAAATTACGATTTGGCGTGTTCCAGGCTGATCCCCACGAGCCGCGTAAACGCCTCAACATCAGTCAGGCCGATGTCGCGCAGGCCGCTCAGCTCGCGTCCTGGTTCGAGTTCCTTCTTCACAATCTCCCAGGTGAGACCGTGCGCTTTGATCAGCTGCCAGAACAGCTGCCCTTTGCCGTTGCTGGCCCAGTGATAACGACCCTCCCAGGCTTTCACCTGAGTCTCTAACCACATCTTGAAGGTGGCTTCGGTGGTGATGTTTCTGGGCATCTGGCGCAGGTAGCCGCCGATGTTCCACTCTGTCGCCAGGCGGGGCAGCAGATCGCTGACCGCTGTCTTCATCGCCTTGCTCTCTTCACGCGCCAGGTCATAGCCTTCAATCTCAACGCGTTTGTTTTGCTTTTTATCCCATCGCGTGCGGGTAATCTTCCCCGTGCCAACGGCGGTGCGCTGCGCCCCGAGGAACGTCATTACCCCGCGCATAATCACGACATCGCCCTGGATGCCCATCAGGTCAGGCGCGCCGGTGGTCCAGTGCGGATCGATCTGCATGAGACGGCGGCGAATCGCGTCTTTCAGAATGTAGACACTCTCGATGTCTTCACTGTCTTTCTTCTTGATGTATGCGTGCTCTTCGTAGGCGAACGGTCGCTCGCACGCCTGCAGAAGCTTGTCGGTGTCGATCTGAGGATTAGCCATTGTGTTGTCTCTCCATTGGGGCGGTATTGCGCCGCCCCTGTCTATCTCAATTAAACATCAAACGGATTAGCGGCTGATTTCATGCGTCCGGTATTGCCCGCGAATGTAGTAGCTGAAGTACTGCCCTTTGGAACGGGTTTCCATCAGCTCGTCATAGACATAGGCCGGAACCTGGTCATACTGGTAAACCTTGCCGCTGCGAAACTCGATTTCCAGCGTCCGATGGATGACGTTGTAGCCAACGGAGGCGATGACGCTTGAATCGGCAATCGGTGTGCGTGTTGTGGCAGTCGCAACAGATGGCGCGTTAGCAGCAACAGGCGCATCGGGCACGACAGTGATGCCATCGGTCGCAACGGTCACGGTGACGGTGATGCCTGCGATGGTCAGGGTAATGGTTTGTGATGTGGTCATGATCATCCTCGTTATCAGGTCAGGGTATGCGATGGGAGGGGCGACTTACGGGTCGCCCCTGCGGTCTAGTCCGCGCTGTCATGGCCCAGGCAGTAAAGGTCAAAGCAATCGTCGGCGTCGCGGCCATAGGTATGCTCAAAATCCGCCCGACAGTCTTCGCACACAAGGTCATCGCGCTCGAACGAAACCTGACGAACGGCCTTCTCATAGGTGTAATCCGTGTCGACAGGAGCGAGGCTACGCATCGCCCACTGCTCGTCACAGCACGCGCAGACACCGATTGAAGGGGTCGATGGGGTTGTCGCGGCGACGAGCGCGCGCAGAATGTCTGAATAGGACGGGGTAATTAGATTGCGGGTAACAGTTGTCATGTTATAATCTCCATGATTGAGGGCAGTGGCTGAAACACCACCCTCGGTTGAATAAAATGCTCTGAAGTGAAAGCGATGGCTTAGGCTGTCGCTTTTGCGTTTTGTGCAAAATGAGCGAAGCCGACGACTTTATTGAGTTTGACCCATTTCGCGCCGACAAGATCTCCTGTCTTGAAGTGAATCCATGTGCCAGCGCGATTCAGCTTCACCTCGTCAATCGTGCCGATGTATGTCTCATGCTTGAAGACTGGATCATCAAACGGCTTGGCCTGCACGGTCGCGCCAATGAGTGCGTCCAGATTGACCAGCTTTCCAAGAGGGGTGATAACGAGGGTGTCTTGCATCGCTGTGACCTTTCAAAATCACTTATTCGATAACCTAATTATACATCGAGTGTGTATATTGTCAAGCGTGGGGACTAGACAAATATACATTTAGTGTATATTCTCTAAATATGCTTCGATTGATAGTGGAAGGGTTATTCGATGGGTGAGCGCGTTAACATCATGTGGTCCGACGAACACGAGCTACTGCTGGAAAAAATTATCAAGCGTCACGCGGGTCGTATGGGTGAATTGGGAATCGCAACCCGGTCAAAGGTTAGACCAGGCGGCGAAATGGGATTCAATCGAAGTGGGGCGATCTTGTTTGCTTTGATGCTGGCGGCTGGCGAGGTTGAGGAAAAGGACAAAGTGCCTGGTTGATGCACAAGGTTTTGCAGTTTATTCAACTCAAAAACGCTCCAGATCCTGGAGCGTTTTTGAGTCTTATATCCACGTGCGAGATGCTACCGCGCCATTACTGTCGCATAGGCATTCTCTGACACCTGATTAACCATAACCATCATCAGGCCGCACAGCACAAACAACACCACCCCAACCAGCATCAAGCCCATGACAATTCGACGCGTGCGGATCAGCCCTTTTGCGCCTGGCGCATCGGGGAATTGTCTTGCTTCCCCCACGAAGATTTCAAGAGCAATAAGTCCTGGGACAAAGGCAAAAAATAACAAGACAATGCAAATCACAAGTCGATTGGTAAAGTCTTTTTCGGGGCCTCCATGGACATGTTTCACTTTGCCACCACCACCGCCACCGCGAATCGCAGTCAATCGATCGCGCAATTTTTCAGCATCCGGATGATCACTCAAGACGAGCAGGGCTTCAGCATCGTCATAACGCTTCTCCCGAATCGCCTCTTTAATCTCTTCCATCTCATCCTGGCGTAGCGCAGGCGGCAGCTCCACGCGGGCGGGTGCTGTGGCGGGCGGTGACTTCGGTTTAAGAGGAGGCAGCGGAGCCGCTGCTGTCTCAGGCGGATACTTTCGATTGAGCTTCTCAAGGGCCTTAACGGCGCGTGGGTCATCCAGCGACCGGAGCAGGTTGCGCGCGGCTCCGATGTTGCCTGCGCCTATAAGTTGATCTACCTGCTCCATATCCGCTCTTGTCATGCCAGGCATAAACCCCTCCCATGTTTTGAGATTATTATGATGCCATTTTGTTCAGGAAGGGATTGGGGAAGGATACAGTTTGGTTTGTATGTTGCATATAGGACACATTGATAGAGCCGTGTAAGGGATGTTATACGACATCACCAATTAGAATAGATTGACAACAGGGTAGGGTCGTGTTTCGTGGGGATATATCCCCATAACTATAAGAATCGTAACGCCCCATCATCTGGGGCGTTATGCGTTTCGTGGGGATATATCAACGCGAGATACATTGTTAGATGTGGCAGCGAATGCTGTGGATCACCGTACCAAGCGCTACAACCGTTCATCAACGTCGTTAACGTTGGCGTAAATTCCTTGCAGTTCAATTGCTTTTGCGTTATAAGCACGCGCAGCATCGTGCTTACTCGTGAAGTATCCTAAATGCATTTTCTTGCGATGGAAGGATATGTATGCACACCACTTCTGCAGTTGCGCGTTCCACGACACGCCTTTATATCCACTCTTACTATTGATGCCAAGACTGCGATTGGCACAATTTTGACTTTGATTGACGATGCGTAGGTTTTCGCGTGTGTTATTAAGGCCGTTCCGATCAATATGATCAACAGACTCATAGCGTTGCAATGCACGACCTATCACCTTTTCCATGACTGCGCGATGAAGATATTGACGCACCCAAATCCCGCGATCATCCTTGTGGCTGAGTCTTAAGGCATACTTTAAGCGCTGCACATACCAAGAGTAGGCCGCCAAATCCGCATCCTCATCAGACACCAGAGAGATCGCCCCCTGAGTGAGCAAAATCTCTTTAACCATTATGATTTCGCCTTCGCTACAAGATCGTCGATCCATGCTTGCATCTGTGCCGCATACCCTAAAATGGCTACTTTATCCTTTGGTTTATACGTAGAAGGATCGCGCTGGGCCAATTTCTCTAAACTACTGAACGCAGATTTAGCGCCCTGCCCTACCGAGTGGGGGAGGGCGGGAGCAGCAGGTTGCCCGGTTTGTTCGTTGATCCAATCTCTGAATTTCGCCACAGAGAGCTTCTGTGTAGTGGCATGTTCCAGCGCAAACTTTTGCTGTTCTGGCGTCAGAGGAGCAACCAACTGGTGATGCGCCCAGGATAGATTTTGCATACGTATGCAAAATTCAACATTCCGCGAAACGTAGCTGTATTTGTAAACACTTTGCGGCTTATAGCCCACCGACTCGGCAATGTCTTCCAGTTCACCATACTTAAGAGTTTGGCCATACACGATCCAATCGCCAATAAGCCATTGAATAGATCCCTGAAGTCTGTGAATCAGACCTCCAATGGATGTCCAGCTTTCCTTATCAATCTCGCCATGAGCCACAAGGCCTGTAGGCGAGAATTGAAAGCCCTGCACCATAAGAGCGCCATCTTGCACAACAAGCCCGTTAGACTGTCCTTGCAGTATGTTTGCGAGTTGATCTTCCAGCTCCTCGATACGCTTCTGGGAGGGGTCTTCATAGACGCTGTCGGGCAATCCAGAAAAGCCCTTTTCGTAGATCTCGTTGACTCCAGTGGCAGAGATAAAAGGGATGGGAGATTCCTCTTCCTCAAACGCACTCTCACGAGCAGGTCTTGGCTTAGCCATCCTGCACCCCCGCCACATCAATACCCAGAACCTGCTTCACCTGGTTGATAAACGTATCAGCATCTTTGGCAGCCTCACAGGTTGGATCATAGGCGAAGATGCTGCGCCGAGTCGCGGCTGCGTCGGACCAGGCGATGCGATTGTGAATCGGGCGCAAAACCTTATACGGCGTCTTTTGCAGATCTGCCATGTTTGCCGTGTGACCGCCTGTATTGAGGCGCGTCATGGTTGGGGCAATGCCGAGCAGCTCAATCGGCGGCAGGCGGCGGGCGGCGCGAAATTCCGTGTATTCAGCCATCACCTGAATTGACTGCTTCAAGCCCTGCATCGAGAACATCTCCAGCTGCGTAGGGTAAAGAATATAATCGCTGGCCAGATACACCAGGATATGGAGCAAGCTGGCGCTGGGCGCTGTGTCGATGATGACGTAATCAAAACTTTGCTTGATCTCATTCAGGCGCTTGAGCAGTAGGGCGGCATCCTCAACATTGAGGTTACGAGTCTCGCGGTCCCCAGGGAGCAAAAAGAGACGGCCCCTTGTGTCAGACGCAATCCGATCCGGCGCGATCTGGCGAGCCAGGTTGGCCCAGGGTTCTTTGCGCTGGATGAGATTGTAGAAATGCGGCGCACGCTGCTGGCCCATGCCATACGTCAGCGTCCCCTGGGGATCGCTGTCAATCGCCATGACGGTATATCCATCACGCGCCAAACCCGATGCTAATGTCTGTGCCAGGGTCGTCTTACCCACGCCTCCCTTTTCGTTCAAGAGTGTAATCGTCTTCATGGTCTTTAAGTCCTCTGCCCTTCTGGGCACTCTAAGCGTATTCGATGTGTGGGTCTACGGTCAACGTCTGCCCGGTGGCACGTTCTCTATCTTCGGCTTCGTATCGCTCTATCTCATGTCGGAGAGCCATGAAACGCTCAAATCCGATCAACCCAATTTCTTCTCGCTCCTCATCGGTGCAAACGAAATCATCGGGCGGGATGAATCTTTTTGGCTGCGGAGAGGGCGAAAGCGTCTGAATATATTTATTCTGATCACGTGCTGCTAACACGCCATGTTTCCTCGTGTCTAATTCATCCACGACGAAGCCAGGGGGATTACGCAGGCTCGATTCGCCGCGCGCATACTCCAGGACATACCGCACGTCCACTTCTGGATACCGATCCACGAGGCGCTGTGCAGTGACAGGTAGCACTCTGAATTTGACGAGTTCGGCAACCAGGGCCGGAAAACCTTTTACCGGAACTTTTGGAAAGGGCTGTTCGTCGTGGTGCTGTTCGTGCGGCACAAAGGCTTTGACAGCCGTTGCATCGTGCCCTTCTCCGTCGAGGGAATGCTCTCCTGATTCCGCTTCTGGTTCCCGGTAGGGCAGGGCAGGCGAATCAACAACAACATCGATTTCTGTTGTTGTTTGTTTCTGTAGTTCTTTTTCTCTGAATGTATTCTCTGAAGTACTCTCTGTAGAATCATCGATCATTTCATGCATGTTGGACGTGCAGTCAGTGTTTGTTGGACGTGCAGTCTGTGTACTATTGATTTTTGAAGTAGGAATGAGCTTTGCCAACTTCTCAAGGTCGATGGTGTACCATTTGCGCCGATCCTGGGGATTCTCAAGTCCCTGTCGGCTGATGAGCAGTCCTTTTGTCTCCAGCCTGAGGATGATGCTTTGAACGCCGCGCGCTGTCAGCCAGGGGAAATGCTGATCCCGCCACTGTTTATAGCTGTTAAAGACCCAAAACTTACCATCGTGAAAATGCTGAGTACTCTTCTTGCGGCTGTGAAGAGTTACGTAGAAATAGACCTGCTGAAGGATAATGGCTTCGTTGACGCCCAAAACAGACGCAAGGTGGGGATATGCTGGAATGGATTTTTCAGCCATCAGCCCTGGGATACGCTCTGAGTGTTGTGCTTTCTGAGTGGTCATGATGATATTCCCCCATGAAGTGCGGCAAGAGGGGAGGGGGGCAGCTGTATCTTAACGCTGCATAGGAGAGTCGTCACAATTGTGGCGAACCTGTTGACCAATGCACGGCCAATAGGGTATGATGTCTCGTGTGAATATATCATCACGAAACCGAACCTTTCGTTAGTGCGCGTCAGGCGCTTCGAATTGAATTTTGAGACCCCTGCATCCGTTAAATGTGGGGGTCTTCGCTTTTATGGGATAAACCACTTGTTTCGTGGGGATATATCCCCATGAAGTATTACGAATATTGCTTCTCACCAACTATAACATCAAACCGCAAAAAAATGCGAGTCCCCAAAGTCGATAATCTGTTCTGCCTGCCCCGCCCTGCTGGATCTGGTGGGGGAGGGGGAAACAGTCACGATGCATGCTCCCTTCTCACTACAATCAGATCGTTGGGAGTACACTCGAAATACAAGCACAGGGCCGCAATGGTTTTGAGCGGAGCGCATTTGATCTCATTGTTTAACCATTTGTAGGCATTCTGGCGCTTTATACCACAGGCGTGGGCGATCTCGGTTACAGGGATGACACGCTTTTCGCGCTTCATCTTGTCAGCCCAGAGATCAACCAAGCGAAGTTCTGCTACGGGCATTATGGTTGAGCCTCCGCTTGACGAATTTTGTCCAATTCAATGCCTGGCTCAAGATAAAGAAAATCCCCCACCTCAACGCCGAAATAGCGGCAAAGGGCTTCGACCGTTGCTGAATCATAGCGCTTGATTCTCTGGTTGGCATACCTCGACAGTGTATCGCGCGAGATGTTGATTTCTTCTGCGATATCCTCGATTTTGATCTCTCGATCTTCTTTGGCACGCTTATTCCGAAGAAGGGTTTGGAATCTGTTTAACACGGCCATCCTCGCATTCTTTCCTTTCAATACTATCCCGATTCAATACCAGTGTCAACCAGTAGTCAGACAAATAATAAAGATATCCATAAACCCATGTATGACTAGATTGACATGAGCTAGAATCCATGTTATTCTTTTATTAGATCACAGTAACGATCTACAGGAACGCAAAGATCCTTAAGATGCGCTCCTAATCCGCACCTTAACATCCGATTGAGCAACGATTTCCCTACGCTGGTATCGCCTTGAGGTCAGCCAATGGTCGGTAAATCGTATAGGCAATTCGCACAAAGTTTCTAATCGTAACGAGAACGCAACCGAAACCCGACGTAAGACCGATTGCGTCAAACATTAGAACAGCGTTATCATTACATAACGTCATCTTAAAAATATGACGCTATGTGAAGATGAAGCCAGTGCGTCAACACTGACTCCATCCACTGAAATCGGCGCTCTTACGAGCGTTTTTGCATCTTTCCGAGGATCGCTCACTTATCAGGGGAGCACGATCAACGGAACTGAGACGGAATGCGCCTCAACCGCGCATTGTAACCTCTCTTCTCAACGTTGTCATCCATTGGATGACACTCATGTAGGTTCCCTAACATGAGAAAGTTGTGAACCAGACGTAACCCCTCGTAAGTCTGTTCTTAAAATGAGGCCTTATGACGCCTGACACGCGCGTGACGTCTTCCGCGCAAACTGATACAGCCCTAGATCCCCAAACGCTGCTGGCCGACCTGGACCAGCGGATGACTCCTGAACAACTTGTCCGTGAGTGGGAGCCTGCGGTTGGCCTGGATGACGTGGCCAGCCTTGAAAACCTGCTCGAAGAAGCTGTGACCCACCTCGCGAACATTCTAAAGCTGCTACCCGCCCGCTATAAGCAAGCCGAGCATGCGCGCGATTTCCTGGCGCAGTTCGGGCAGCCTGTCTAGCCATCGTCCACGAGGGCTGGCGGACGGAACCCGAGCAGCCCTCATACACTTATGAGGTTCTTCAGATGGATGAAACAACACAATTCGGGCCATCACCTGACCGGATCGATCCGGCAGCGATGGCCGATTTAGAGGCGATGCCACAGGACGACAGCGCTTTGCTCGGTCCTATCCCGATCCCTGGGCAGAATGTGAACGCCTTCTTTGCGAAGGCCGCTGAATCGCTGATAGAGAAAGGCCATGTGAAGTCCGGCAGCGGATTTATCGGTGAATGGCGAGATTCGCGTGATGCGCAGGATGCCGAAACACGGCTCCAGGAGTGGGCCGTGAACACGGATGCCATCCTCGAAGCCACAGGCGAACGTGTTCATATTATCGGCACGGATCTGTTCTCTTCTCGCCGCGTGGAATATATCGACTTCCCCGAGCTACCTTTGCACTGGGTGGATGTCAAGGAATTGGCGGCTACGCCCGCATCCACCATTGCTCAGCGCGAGATTGATATCGCGGCCAAGAAAGACGCCTTGATCGCAGGCCTGCGTGAGGAAACGGCGACACTGAGTGAGCAGCATGATGCGCTTGAAAAGCAGATCCATGATCTGACCGTTGACTACGATGCCAAGCTCAAGGCGCAGCTCACCATCTCCAATGGGCTGATGGATGAGTTGAAAGGGAAGGCGGACTACATCCGCTACCTGGAAGGCGAACTGGCGCGGTATGACACGATGGCGGATCGGGTGGTGCTTCAGATGCAGCCAGCCTCTGCCCAGCGGGGCAAGATCGAGACGACCACTCACCCTGACATTGATGATGGCTCACTGACGGATTTTATCAATCAGGGTTGGCGCGTCGCTTTCGAGGCCGCCTACGTCCTGCCCGCCTATGACAAGGAAGTCTGCCATATGGTCCGCCTTGAACGTGATGCTCAGGACGAAGCGCATTCCCCGATGGAAGCGCACGTGTCCGCAGATCTTCCGTCTTATGAGGACATCGCGGCTGAGGTGATCGGTGATGGGACTCTTGACGAGACGCCGACATCCCCGGAGGTAGAGGAGATCTACATCCATATGGATGACGGTGAGCCTGCCTGGAAGTCCGAGATGGACCCTGTGAAGCGTGAGGCCATGATCTATGCCGCGCGCAAGGCGACTGTGGGCCAGAAGGCGGCGGGGCGCATGATCGCGCAGGCGCGCGCGCGTCAGAAACGCCAGCGCGATGATGGTCTGATCCGGGTGGGAGATCGGCTGATTGATCCCCAGGCCATGCCGATGGCCGCAACCCTCGCATCCGGCATCACAGCGGATGAGCTGATCGCCGCGATGAACGAGAAGGTCAAAGCGAAGGTTATGGATGCCATGCGAGCATCACAGCCGCAGGGCGCTGCGGTTGTGCCTCTGCTGCTCGGCCAGTAACGTCACCACTCCTTAAGGGCATGGCATACCATGCCCCCATCGTCCCCTCTTAGACGGGCATCGACCCGGAGACTCAGTCTTATGACAACAACAGATCCTCAACAAACCCAGACGCCGCTTGAGATGTGGACTGTGCAGGCGCAAGCCCTTGCCAATCCCATGCTGGCGGACGCCGCGATCAACGCGATTTACGACGAGTTGATGCCGCTTCATGAGAAGCTCAAAAAGGGCGGCAATGACGTCGCTGCCGCAAGGGTCGAGACGGCTTACAACCAGGCGGTTGCTATCCATACTATGACGACGCAGCAGGCGGCAGTCATTGCGGGCGCAGATGCCGCCATCGGTGCGGCTGTCTCGCAGCGCGATCAGGCGGTGACGGAATTGCAGATGCTACTGACGTCGATCAAAAAGGGGGATGAGTCGCATCCCCGGCTGTCAGAGTATGCCTCCAGTATCCGCGCGGATGAGCGCGAAGACGTGTTGAACGACCCCTATGTGCTGGAATCGGTGTACGAAGGCGCAGCGGAGCAAGCGGATGAGTATCTTTACGACATGATCATGGAGACCTGGGATGTGCCGTATGTGTCGGGAGATGCTGTGATTGCGCTCCTGGTTGGCAACAGCGAGCCGACCGATGAACAGCGCGATTTGATCCGCAAGCTATTCGCAACGACGCAGCCATCGATTATCCGGCGCGATCCTCTGGCCCCTGTCCTGCACGATCTGGGTGGACACAACGCCGAAGACGACGAGGCAGACGAATGACCGCGACCCTCTCCAACACAACGACGCACGACCTCCCCTCGCTGCCCACACTGGACGACAAGACGCTGGATATTGCGCGGGTGCGTGAGCAGGGGATGGCGCACATACAAGCCCGGTTGAATGAGGCTTGGGCTTTACTCGATCAACTGCCAGAACCCGCGCGTCTTGAAGCCCAGACGGCGCTGATGGCGGCCTGGGATACGGCGACGGCTATCGGTGGTCAGTGGTCCGAGACGCAGGAGCTTCTTCTGCGGAGTGTGACGCTGGTTCAGATGCAGCAACTGGCGATTGAAGAGCTGGTAGCGCAGCGTGATGGGGCGCTCGATGAGCTGAGTGATATGCTCAACAATTCGCAGGGAGACGCGTAGCCATGATGACCACAGCGCAGGCGAAAGCGATGAGCAAGGGGATGCTGGCCACGCTTGAGCGTGTGAAGGAGGAAGACAGTGTCGATCTGACCATCACTTTCCCCTCGCATGTGAACAAACAGCAGATCTTTGATGCGATCAAGCACACGCTTTATGTGCGGGGCAATCTCAATCCCGCCACATCCAGCATCACGATCAACAGCAGTATGTCGGATCTCAGATCCATCATCGCCCACCAAGAGAAGCAGCTGCGTGAGCACCAGGTACGTGAAGCAGCCCTTATGGAAGAACTCAGGGCGTTGAAAGCGATGCCGCAACCTATTGAAACAGGCCGCTGGATGCAGGTGCGCGAGGCGGCGGAGGTGCTGTGCGTGAGTGAGAATACGCTCTACCTCGCGATCAAAGATAACCGGATCAAGCATCGCTCGAAGCTAGTGGAGCAGCGACAGAGCCATAAAGTCGACGTCGACACCTTCGTTCGCAAGATCCGCGCCAAGAAACAGGCGTAAAAAGCCTACCCCATACCCAATCTCGTGAGGAAATATTATCACCAACAGAGGTGAAGAATGCAGACATCGAACACCAATCAAATCGAGCCTGCGCTGCGCGGCACACGCTACGGGCAGGCGCTTGAAAATGCGGCGCGCGCGATACAGACCCGACGCATTCGGGAAGCAGAAGATCAGGCGGCGTGGGAAGCCGCGCATCCGGAATGCCGCATTAATCGGCTGACCAACATCGCAGCGCAAGCGCCATCCATGCCCTCTTCCAATGAAGACTTTGACAGTGCGCAGGCGCACCGCTGGGCTGCTGCGCTGACCTTGCTCGCCGATGGCGGCTGGCATCCTATTCCTGGCAACACGCGAACCGTGCGTATCAAGCTGGTGGATATGTTCTGGGCCGACGCGCGTGGGCATACATTTAGCCGCGCGTTCCAGATCACGGACCTCGGACGGTCGTGGCTCCACGATTATCGCGCGCATCATGCCGGGCGGAAACATGTTTAAGCGAGAGGATGGCGAGGCGGCGGCGGGGCGCGTTATGGCTGTCCTGGCCGATGTGAGCGAGCAGATCATGGTCGTCGGATCGCTGCGCCGGGGCAAAGCGCTGGTGAAGGATGCCGAGATCACCATGCAGCCCAAAGACCTGACAACGGCGCTGGGGCGGCTGGACGGCATGATCGCACGCGGGGAAGCGTGCCAGGCTATTTATGACAATGGCACACCACGCTGGGGCGAGAAGTATCGCGGTCTGCTGGTGGATGGCATCAAAGTCGAGGTGTTCATCACGACGCCTGAGAACTTTGGCTTTATCACCTGGCTGCGGACAGGGCCATCGGACAGCAACACCTTTGTCATGAAATGGATGGAAGGCCGCAAGTGGCCCATGCGTTTCATTGAAGGGCACGGCTGGCATGTCCGCTATGACACAGAAGGGGCACTGCATCGCCTGGAGAAACTTAAGCTGGCGACCGAGGCGGACCTGTTCAAAGCGCTGAATATTGGATCGATGATCCCCAGTCAGCGGGAATTGATCTACTACCAGGACGCGCTGCGCAAAGCGGCGCACCTGTCGACGGAAACGCTGACGCGGATGTATGCCGATGCCCCCAAGCCCGCCATTCAGAACACGCTGTTTTAAGGAGATCGTATGGCAAAGTCCAAAACGAAGTCTGTCGACGCAGCTGACGAGGCGGCGAAGAAGATCGCTGGCCTGCTGAATGAACTGAATGAGATTCGCATCCAGCGCGAAGGCTGGTATCAGGTGGCGGAGAATCGGCAGGCGACCATCGACAAACAGGCGCTCATGCTGGATCAGAACGCCAGCCAGATCGAGGGACTGCGGCGGCGACTCGACGAGGCCAACGCTTTTATCGACACCATGACCGGGGTGAAGCCGTCCAAACGAGGCGCGACTCAGCAGCCCACGCAACACCTTGCTTAATTGAATCGGCCAGTTCCGCGCAGGGCTGGCCTTAGCTGATGAGGAAGGATCAACATGAACGATATGTTTTTACTGAAAGACGATGGCTACGGCCCTGTTTATATTCGGTTGGCCGCAATCGGTTCTGTCCATGTGATCGCGCAAAGTCTTCGCGGATCAGGCGGTTTTGTCGGCGATGTCGAGGTGCGCTACATCAGCGGCTCACGGGAGTTCATCACGGATGCCGATTGGGAACGCATCAAGCCGCTGCTGCTGGCTGATTCGCCGTGCGTGTCTGGAGAACTCATCATCGACGAGAAGAATGGGGCTGCGCTCATCGAGGCAATGCATGAATATAAATCTCAGAGCGCGCCATCTCATCATGCGCAGGTGATCACGCCTGCGGTGACCGCCGAGGCGATGCAGCGGGCCGCCCAACCACGTGAGGAAATATCCCCAGAGACAGCCCTGCGCGCGGTCATCCGTGTCAAACGCAGCAGCTTTTACTCAAAGACGACAAGCAGCCAGCGCGCGATGTGGACCTGCTTCACAGATGATGGCGTCACCTTCAATTTATTCGATCACACCGACCCTTTGAAAGATCACAAGACCCTGCTGGCGACGGCCGGTTATCTGGATTTCTTCCAGATGATGAGACTGGGTGACACGGCGGTCTGGAAACAGCACCCGATTCGTGTCGCCATCGAAGAAGTTGGCAATTTCTGGGAACTGGAGCGCATTACTCCCCGCGAGACCAATGCTGGCCCCGACGAACCCGTCGAGGAACTGGAGCCCTATCAGCTGGAGGCTGCCAAAGACGCGAAAGCCCTGCTCGCGCGTGACAATCTGATCGTGTTCGATGTGGAGACCACAGGGCTGGGCAGCGACGATGAAGTGGTTGAACTGGCCATCATCGATGGCAAGGGGGAGACAGCTTACCGGACGCTCATCAAGCCCCAGGTGATGCGCCATCTGACGCGGCCAGGACGCAAAGGCATGAGCGCGCAGGACATTCACGGCATCAATGAAGAGATGCTGAAGGATGCGCCCCCGATGAATGATCCGGCCGTGATGGGTCTTATCACACGCTTTATGGCAGGCAAAGTCTGGGCTGCATTTAACACGGCCTTCGATGTGCGGCTTCTGATGCAAGGGTGGACGATCGCGCACGCCGATGCGCCATTCCCGGAGGCAGCCGATACAGCCGATGTGCAGCGCCTGACGAATCGCTATCTCGGGCACGAATACACCAGCCTGGATGAGAGCTGCAAGGCGCTGGGTATTGCGCGCGAGGGACGCCATCGCGCCGATGCGGATGCCCGTGATGCGCTGAAGGTCTTGCAGGCGCTGGCCGCCAAAGTGCCTGCCGAAGATCCTGAAACCGCCCCGTTCTAAGATGAAAGTGGGTGCGCCATGCGAGCAGAAGATTACCCCAAAGACATTCGTCTTGATGGCCTGCCCTTCATCTCACGCAAGCAGTTGCAAATCCTCATTTTTCTGTGGGATGAGGATTTGCGCCCGACGCAGCAGCCTGCGGTTGAAGTCCAGGGAACAGGCTATACGCGGCGACTGCTGGAGCGGATGCGGGGCCTGGGCTGGATACATTCGCCTTCAAAAGATCGCTCGTGGTGGATCATCCTGCCAGATGGAATCAAGATGCTGCGCGCCATCCAGCGGCGATGCGTCCCCAAGCGATCGAAAACGATGTGCCTTGAGTGCCATGAACACCCACGCATGCCAGGCAAGACACGGCCGCGCTCGTACTGCGCAGCCTGCGAGCGCGCTTATGAAGCCAGGCGACGACGCCACAAGCAAAAGCACAATCTTGAAACCTCGTCTTGTTCACGCTGTGACGCCCCCCGTCAGCGCTATCCGAGCGGCCACGTCTCCGCCTACTGTGTGAGTTGTTTGCCGATCGTCACCCGCGAACAGGAAGCGGCGCGCCAGGCCAAGCGGCGCGCCCAGGTGGATGCAGGCGAGAGGCTGCGATGCCGCCAGTGCGATCAGCCCGTGTATGTCACTGAGCGATATGTGTATAGCCTCTGCGAAGATCACCAACGCGCAAAGTGGAACAGACCTAAAAATGCTACGCGTAGTCATGGGGAAAGATCCCCACGAAACCAACAGTATAAGGAAGGCCAGGGGAATGAATAAGCTCGGACACCGTGTCCGCCTCAAGGGAACGCATATCGCAGGGGATATCCAGCACCAAGAAACAGTCAATGGGGTCGTGATGTGCATTGTCTGGTGGGATGCTGCACCGCATCCAGACACTGGATGGACACAGAGGGACGAACTGGAGAGCGCGGAGCGACTGCCCGGCGGGATGGACTCGGCGCTTTACGATCCCTACCCAATCTCTAAAACCGATCATCTGCAATCGGATCGCAAATGGCGCGAGGGGCATACACGATCATGATGGAGATTCAGCTTGTCGCCCCCAGTACGCTGGTCTGGTCGGACTACTTCGACCCACGCGCTGCCGTGAACGCAGTCTACGCGCACATCGCCAGTCTGCCCAGTAGCCGCACCGAGGAGGGTCACACGTCCACTGTCTACACGGCAGGCTTGAAATACTTCATGCAGTGGGCTGGGGATGCGCTCCCCACGCCAGATCTGATGCGTGTTTATGTGGCGCACCTGGTGATGCGCGGCCTGAAAAGCAGCACCATTTATTCCCGGTATCTGGCCAGCGTGCGGCACTACCTACGCGCCCTGTCTTATCAGCCGATCACGGGGTTAAGAGGGACCACGCGCGAGTTTGTTGCGGATTGTCGGGATCAGATTCGGCAGGCGGCGACAATGCCTGTCCCCCGCCCTGAGGTCGTCAGCAATATTCCTCCCCTGTGGCGTGCGGAATTTAATCGTCTGACGCTGACTGAGGTTAACACGGTGCTGCAAGCGATTGATCGCGCCACCATCAACGGCTTAAGAGATTACGCGCTTTTGCATGTGGCCTTCTCAACAGGCCTGCGCCTGGCAGAACTGGCACGCATCAGCCTCGCCGCTATCACGCCCATTGGCTCGGATCGCTATATCATTCGTGTGCGCGGCAAACGCAACAACGTTGACCCTGTTCCTCTGAGTGGGACGGCTTACCGGGACGTGCTGGCGTATACCGAGGCCTTCAATGCGGGGCTGTCTGATGAAGATCCGCGCCGCATTGAGACGTCGACCGCTGTCTGGCAGCCGCGTCATCGAGATCGCTTTTATCTGGCGATCTCGCGCTACACCCCGGCCAAAGGCATCAGTCACCAGGCCATCCGCGATGTTGTTGCCAAGCGCACCTATGCGGCGCTTGGCAAGACCATCGCTGTGCATGACACACGGCGCACGGCGGCAGCGCTGGCCTATGACGCAGGCATGCCGCTCCCGGATATTCAGCTGCTGCTGCGCCATAAACTGGCCGCTGTGACGCTGGCGTATATCGGCCTCAAGCCCAACTTTCATGATCGAGCGATGGACAAATATATGACGTTTGGATAGGGCATGGGGACAGTCTTCGGGCTGTCCCCAGTCAAAGAAAGGATCACGATGAATCGCAAACAACGCCGCGCTATGCAGGTTGAGCAGCACGCCTATATCAAAGATCAGAAGCTGCCCGATGTTCTCACGCTTCTGCCAGCCGATGCCTTGCCACACACCGCTCATGATCCCGTGCTGGTCTTTCAGTCCAGCAAGTACCTGGCGCAGGTCTTCGAGGAATATACCGCCAAATACCCAGAATTGAAGCGCCTGTCCATTTGTCGAGTCAAGCTCGGCACGAACGGCCGCTGGCAGGACGGTCTGACATGGGACGAACTGCAAGAGATTAAGCGGCAGTGCGGCTATGGCGAATGGTGGGCGGTCGAAATCTATCCGCAGGATAGCCAGATTGTCAACGTGGCCAATATGCGCCACCTGTGGATCATGCCGGAGCCGCTTCCCATTGGCTGGTTTAAATGAAGCGCAAGCGGTCGCGACTCTATGAAGGATTGCTCGCGCTGCTGCTGATCCTGGCCATCATCGCCTGCGTACTCGTGATGGACGGACGATTTTAAGCTTGCTGAGAATGACATTGCGCAAAGCGAGAGGTTAAAGACCATGCGCGATCTGAAAAAAGAAGACTTCGTAGGCAAGATGACCTACTACGGTCCGATTGTGGATGCTGGCTATGACGCCCGTATCAGAGGCAAAAAATCCGATCAGTTTTCGTTTGCTATCGACTATGGCGAACGGGGCCGCTTTGATGGTCAAACCGTGTGGATGTCTCCAGCGTGCGCCATTATCGATGTTATGGCCCGTGAGCCTGACAAGTACCCTTACGCGATAGAGTGGCAAGAGTGGTTTTACGGGAAACTCGGTTTGACCACGTGGCAGTTACACGCTCGTGATGGGGTTGGTTCGCCTGATGATGAAGGCGATTTCGATGCGGACGATGACGACAAACCCGCGCCTAAAGCTGACAGGCGGCTGCGACTGCCGGGCTTCTGATAAGGGGCATTATGCCGACACTGACAAAAAGGACTAAACAACATGGCTAATCAAGGTTGGGCGAAACTCAACAATGCGCCCTATACCCGCATGAAATTGAACCTTTGCCCTGGCTGCGTGTTCTTCCAGCACGCCAGCACTCGCGAAGATCCTCGTGACCGCGCATGGCATCTGTGCAAGGCAAAGGGAACGCAAATCAGCGTCGCCAAAACAGACAAGGGGCGCTGTGAAGACTTTGGTGCATCTGGAGAGATGCGCCTGACTGAGGCTGAGATGGAAGCGGAACGCGAGACAATCCGCGAACATCGGGAATACAAAGACCGCATGAAGGCAGACCGCCAGCGCCTGACTGAGGTTCTCTCAGACATTAAAAAGCAGGACGCCTTTGGCTATCCAGTGAGCGGCCCGGATCAATTCAACACGGGCAAGATTGCCTGGTAATCAGTCCGGTGACAACCGCCATTCTACCGACACTGAGGATTTAACCATGAAATGTATATCTCTCTGGCAACCACATGCCTCGCTGATTGCGATTGGTGAGAAGACATATGAGACCCGTTCCTGGTATACACCTTATACTGGACCAATCGCCATTCACGCCTCAAAAACTCAGAATGAGACGAAGGCGTTGAATGATCGGATTGCTGTTCTCAAAGCCAAGCCCGAACTGTTCCCAGAAGATTCAGGCTTTACTCGCGCCGCCTATGACGCCTTCAAACTTTGGAAAGAACGTGAAGGGCTGGCCTCTTGGAATTTGGGTCAACTGCCTTTTGGCGCGATTGTCTGCACTGCTGAATTGACCGGGATGTATCAGGCGCACTTGATACACCAGTCCCTTACAGGCCGCGTGAGACAGTTTGGGGACTTTGGGCATGGACGTTGGGCATGGCGCTTAGAGAACGTGCGAATGCTCAAAACGCCTATGCCGTATCGCGGGCAACAGGGTTTGTGGACACTGCCTGATGATGTTGTAGGCCAACTTGAAGCCGCCGAATCAGTCCAGCCATAATCGGGATTATGCCTGTACTTCGACTATTCGATAGAAAAGAGGATTGAAATGGAACAAGAATTCATTGAGATGATGCTCAGACAAGCAATCCAGATGCTGCACATGATTGAGGTTGCCGACCTTGAAGAATACGTGTCCAGCATCAGCAAAAATAACAGCATGTACGATGCCATCGGCCCGATTCTTGATCCGACTGAATACCGCGATACGCTGCACAGTGGTCGACGCGAGAGCGCACGCATGCAACTGCAAATCACCCAGAAGCTGCTAGAGGTTCGTCAATTGATTGAGACGTTGAAAGAGGGGCAATCGTGAGAGGAATTACGCCTGAGTGGAGCGAGAAGCATATCGAACTCATGGAGGCATGGGCAGCGGCCTACTCTGACGAGGATTTCGTTGAAATGCACGTGGCATATGGGCGCATCCTTGAACATATTCGCACCATTGATCCTGAGCGTGTGCCGGAGATTGTGGGGCGTGCATGGCTAGACTGGCTTAAAGGGGAAACGGGCGAATCGATCAATCACCTGTCACCTGCTCTCAAGAATCTGACAAATCTTGTAGGCACGTTTACACCCCGCGAAGATAACGAATAGACGCTTGATGAAAAGGGCATTCTGCCGACATGCACTAAAATTAGCCCACATTAGCAGAAGGATTGAACGATGGACGAACGGACTGAGAAGTATCACATTGAAAAACAGAATGCGGATGGCGAGTGGGTGAGCATCGCATTGAGCCGCCTGCCACCTAGCGATTTTGCGCATCTGGATCTCGTGAAGGAGGAGGCTCAATACTGGGCTGATCGCGACGGTAAGCCATATCGCGTGAGATATGGGACTGCATCAATACCGATCAATCCCTCCAACAAAGACGCTTGAAATAAGCATCATTTCAACAGGCCTCTCTTCTCAGATGAGGCCTGACATAATTTTGCTCGATTTTTGGCAATAGAGCGTAAGACCGGAGGCATGACCAATGGACACAGAATACATCCGCGACGACCAGCGCGTCGTCTTTAAGATATCCCACGTGTTTGATCAGAAGTATCAGCGCCACGTCGTCGAAGTGCGTTCGCAGCTGCTCGCAGATTCCTACCCGGTCGCGACGCCCCGCCCCGACTACAGCGACCATCGAGAGCGCTGGTTCCCGTCTATCCTGGTCTATGACAGCTTTGACTACAAAGGGCTCATTGCATCCTTTGATCAACCCGAACACTGGACACTGCGCGATCTGCTCTTTGGCGTTCCGGATCAGCCGCGCCTGGTCGATGCGCTTGAGGTCGCACTTGATGAGGCGCTCGGTCGCCCGTCCCACTTCGCGCAGCTGGCCGAAGCGCACTTCGCGCCCCCCTCCAGTTCAGCGAAAGAGCCGTGAGATGGATATGGAACAGGCGATTATCCCTTACCGGGGGCAAGCAGCTGTCCTGCTCGGCCTGCATCTCCCGCCTGATCGCTATGCGCTGCGACTTGGTTGGATGGATCACGAAGCGCCGCATGAGTGGAGAGGGTACGAGGGCATCGACCCCCACGCCTTCCGGGGCTGGGTGATCCATGTCACGAAGCGCATCACCTGGTCCGCTGGCGTATCCGATCTGATGTCAATGGTCGGGTCATTCGACGATGAACGAGTGACTCTGTCTCAGGCGGAAACCATACAAGCCAGCCTCACATGGGGCCCTGCGCGGTGGACGCTGCCCTATGTGCTGATAACGCCTTTGCCGGATGGCCGAACCGTCTTGTCAGCCCTGCTTGAGATGCACGGAAAGACGATCGGCGTGACGGATGCGCGGGCCTATTTCGATGCGGTTGTCATGAGCGCGCGCAAGCGCATCGATGCCCTGCCCGAGGAGCAGGCGAAACGGCTCAAGACTGAAGAGCGCCTGGCCCGCGTGCGGCGGCGTGGCGAAACAGGGGGTGGGGTCTACCACAGGCTTCTGGACGAAACAGGACGCCTTGTCTTTGGGCTGCATGAGGTGGAAGAAAGCGCCGATGTGCGCGTGATTCGCGTGACGCTGCTGAGAGTCGAGCCGGGCTACTATATCAATCCGCCCTGTCCGAGCAGCTCCCCAGCTGTGGAGACCAGTTCAATGGAAGTAAACATCCGCGTGGAGTGCCACGAGGAGAAAACGCTCTTCGACCTGCTCTACGAAGTCGCGGACGGCCAGCGCCTGCTTGATCAGCTGGAGGCCAAACTCGATCACTGGATGAAGCGTAAATCAGATCTGGCGCGCCTGGTGGATATCCACTTTGCGCGGCTGCGCGCGCGAGAGACCCCCGTCTGAGATCCTCCGCGTCGCCTCTCTCCATCGTCGGAAACGCGTCTGAATAAGGCGCGTTTTGCGTTTGATTTGAAATACAGGTGTTCTATCGCTGGGGTTATGAATTAAAATTAATGAAAGCTAAAAGGTGGGATAGAGAGCCGGATGGAAGTTCAAACGTTCTTAAGACTCCCGAACGACAGCGCCTTTAAGGATCGGCGCGCGTTTGTGAAGGGCGCACCCGACATGATCCTTCTGCATGAGGAGCCGCAAATCCAGCGTCCTGCCGAAGAGCACGCGATGGATCACGGCTATAACCCGGGAGCGGATCAATTTCTGCCCCTGCCCAAGCGACGAACCAAAGAGTATGTTCCGTACTCCGTGCGTCCGGATGAAGCCTGGTGCACAGGATGCCGTGTCTATCACCATGTCGATTGCTTCCATAAGAATCGGCGAAATCGGAACGGGCTCCAGGATTGCTGCATCAACTATCGTGCGGCAATGCGAAAATGGGGTGGCAGCAAACCCACTGTGTCATTTAACTTTTTCGGCCTTGCCATCCGGTCATGACTTGTGAGGTGAATTAATCACGAGTTGACAACAATTGTGATAAACTTGGGATGAATAGGGCGTAAGCTGTCCTATATAGCGACGCGTAACATCTGATGGTCCTCCTACAGACAATCGCCCCCGCCCCTCACCGGGGCGATTTTGATTCTGATGGGGCGGCTGTTATCTCCATGCAAAGGAATAAACCCCATGCAACAGGACTAACCCTCGTGCCTCTCAATCACACTGCTCCACTCTGTGGAGCCAAAACACGCGGTGGTCACCCCTGCAAGAATGCGGCGATGCCTAATGGCCGCTGCCGGATGCATGGGGGCAAGACGCCCGCAGGGCTGGCCAGTCCGCACATCAAGACCGGTCGCTGGTCGAAAGATCTCCCCACACGTCTCGCGTCTCGCTTCGCGGAGAGCGAACATGATTCCGAACTCTTAAGCGTTCGCGCCGATATTCGCCTGATCGATACGTTGATGAAGGACGATTTCGACAACCTCGAAACAGGCGAAAGCGCTGACGCCTGGGCGATGATGCGCAAGTCGGTGGATGGTCTCGAACTTGGCTTCGACAAAGAAGACTATGCTGGATGCCGCAAAGCCCTGCGTGAGATGCGCGATGTGATTGACAAGCGCGTGCTGCATTACGCCTCCGTTGCAGAAATTCGCAGCAAGCTCGAGCAGCGGCGCAAACTGGTCGAAACCGAACAGAAGATTACGCTGGCGGGCGAACAGGCGATCAGTGTGGAACGCGCCATGCTTCTCATCGGCGCGATTGCAGGTATTTTAAAGACGCGAATCCATGACCCAAGCACTCTTTCCACCATCCAGCAGGACATCAGTCTCCTCCTTAATGCTCCAGAAGCTGCACGATGAACTCGCGTTCGTAACAGAGGACAGGTCCGTCCCAGTCACATCATTGGGGTTTACGCGCTTCAAGCGTCAGTTCTGGAAGGCATACATTCACACGCCTTATCATCAAGCGATGGATGACCTGATGGAACAGGTGGCGCGATACGTGCTCTCTGGTGGAAAAGAGGGCATTGGGAGGGTCATGATATTCCTCCCTCCTCGACACGGGAAAACAAAGACTGTCTCTCACTTGTTCCCAGCCTGGTTGTTGTCGATTGCTCCTCATCTGCGTCTGATTGCGGCCTCCTATGGGGCAACGCTGGCATATCGCAACAGTCGCTTCGTGCGCAACCTGGTGGCCTCGGATGATTACCGCGCGGCCTATCCCACTGTGAGATTGGCTACGGATACCGCATCGGTCAATGAATGGGATATTGCGGAGCATGGTGGCGGACTGATTGCGGCTGGCGTTGGCGGGGGCGTCACAGGTCACGGGGCAAACGTCATTGTGATCGATGATGTGATTAAATCTCGCGCTGAGGCCGAAAGCCCGACATACCGCCAGCGGACAAAAGACTGGTTTGAGAATGATCTGCTCACACGGCTTGAAGAGCCTGGCGGCGCAATCATCCTGATGATGACACGCTGGCATACCGATGATCTCGCAGGTTACCTGCTGGAATCGGATGAGCAGTGGCGTGTTCTGAATCTTCCTGCCATTGCAGGTGGCAATGATCCCATCGGGAGGCAACCCGGCGAGGCACTGTGGGCGGAGCGCTACACGGTCGACATTCTGACAGAACGTCGCTCCCGTATGGGTGAGTACGCCTTTGCCAGCCTGTATCAACAAACCCCACTGCCGCCTGGGGGCCGCCTGTTTGACACCAGTCAAATTGAAGTCATTGACTATGTGCCAGACTGCAAGCGAACGGTGCGGTTTTATGATCTCGCGGTGACAGCAAAGAAGCATTCTGATTACACCGCTGGCATGAAGCTTGGCATTCTCGACGATGAAACACTGGTTATCCTCGACATGTACCGCGCGCAGAAGATCATGCCCGATGTCGAGCGTGATATTGTCCAGACCGCGGCCATAGACGGACGTCACACACGCATCATTCTGGAAGCAGAAAAAGCAGGCATTGTGCAGCTGGATTACCTGCTGCGTAACCCGTCGATGCACGGCTATATCATGACTACTGCTGCGCCAGAGGGGGATAAATTTACCCGCGCGCAGCCCATCGCCAGCCGCGTCAATGCTGGCAAAGTCAAGATGGTGCGTGGGGCCTGGAATAGGGCGCTCTTAGATGAACTGGCTGTGTTCCCGTCAGCTGAACATGATGACCAGGTTGATGCATTCAGTGGGGCATATGCGGGAATTAATGTAGGGCGTCTGGCGATGCCGATTTTCATCAGATAACGCAGGACTAAAGAGCGCGAGCTAGGGTCCGACAGGGAAACCGCGTGTTGAACATTAACAGCTTCCGAACCCGACTCAGTCAGATGTTTGCGCCGCGCTCCGTCCTGCGCACGCAGGGCGATCCCAACCAGCCCATCGCGCTGTATTTTGAGCCCTCGGGCCGCGTGCGCCCCATCACCATGAAGTCGATGATGAGTGGCAACTGGGATGGCGAGTACAACGCGCTCAACCAGAGCATGACGCGCAGTGGCAGCGCCACGCCCAGCGAGCTCGGCTATGCCTACATCAGCGAGATCAATGTCTGGGTGCGGCGCTGCGTCGAGATTCGCGCCAGCAATATCAAGCGCCTGAAGTGGTTTGTGGAAGACGAGAAGGCGGGCAAACAGCTTGAGGATCACCCGCTGACCATTGCCATGCAGCGCTCGCGGCACTTCTTCCAGCGCGCCGAGCGGGCGCTCGATATCTGGGGCGAGCTGTACCTCAAGCCGCTCAAAAACGAGTATGGCTATTACAGCGATGTCTGGTGGCTCAATAACCTCAGCGTCAATCTCACGATCGTCAACGGCTTCATTGATCAGATTTCCTACAACCCGCTGCATGGGGGCAAGGCGTACTGGTGGCCTGCCAATGAACTGGCGTACATCTACACCGAGAACGCCTTCGATGACCTGCGCGGCAGCAGCAAAATTCTGGCGGTGCTGGCCGAGGCGAATGTGCACGAGGAGATCGCGCGCGCGGCCCAGGCGCACTTCGCCAACGACGCGCGGCCTGGCATTATGTTTATCCCAGAAACAGAGTTGGGGATTGAGCAGTCGCAGACGTTTATTGATTACTGGAAGGCCAATTTCCAGGGCTCGCTGAATACCAACAAGCCCGTGATTCTGCCGACGCAGATTAAGAGCGTGCAGATGCTGGAGCGCGCCGTCCTCAAGGATGACGTCGAGATGCGCGGCTCGATCCGGCGCGAGATTTGCGCGGGCTTCGGCGTGCCGCTGTCGGTCGCGGGCGCCTGGGATGATGCCAATTATCAGAGCGCCCCCGAGCAGCGCATCAGCCTGTACGAGGAGACGATCATTCCGCAGGCCGACCAGCTGGCTGTTGAGCGC